ATTCGCATCGCTTTTAAAAACGATAAACACATAAATCTTTCTAAACACCTTATCACATTCTCTTCACTATTCGCTATTCACTACCTTAAACATATTACAGACAAATTTATTTAATCTTTTGTCGCGAACAAAATCTTTTATTATTATTTTATGTACTTTTTTTTATTTGAATCCGAAATTTTGTTTTATATTTTAATAATACTAAACGAAATTATTTCAAATGAGAATATTTAGAACAACTTTTATGCACCATTATATATTGATAATACTTGACTTGCAGTAAGAGCTGATGGGTACAGTCTCACGTCATCTAGAAGTCCTGTAAATTGATACGTGTTATTTGGATAACTTCCTATATTTATAACGGCGGTTTCAGTTGTTGGATTTTTTGTAAAAACCAAACTATTCGTTTGAACTCCATTCGTATACGTTGTTATTGATGTTGTAGAATATGTTATCGCATAAAAAATCCATACGCCTTTTCCTTGTGAGTTACTGGAAGTGTTTACAATAAGACTTTCACCACTACTTTGAAGGTTTTCTGTTACATAAAAATTATTGCTAGGGTTGCTAGCAGGAGAATCGATATATGTTTGATTGAGTGCTGTAGAAAAAAGGTGCCCAGCTAATGCTGCTGCTGTGCCAGTGGGAATTTTTAACCAGAATGTTTTGGTACCCACAAAGGTAAAACCACCTGGATTTATGGTTAGAGAATTTGTACCATTAAAATTGAATACGTAACCACGTGTAGCGTCATTGATCATAGTAACACCACTTACATTTGTTAGTGCAAGACCGTTAACATCGGTTGATGGAACGGTTGAACCGGTTCCTTTGATTCTGAAAGTAAATCCTTGAAGAACTGACTTAACTAGTGACTTAACACGAGAGTTATGAAATGAGTTAAATGTAGAAAATGCCATATATATATATATATATACGATACATAATAAATCGTCTAATAATCATCTCTTTCTATCATCACATTCTTGGTATATTACAATTTACAATTTTTAAAACTGAATAATTTTTACAATTTACAATTCGAACTTTTACGACATAAATTTCATCCTCACGACAAACAATCCACCATTCGCATCGCTTTTAAACGATAAACACATCTCTCTTTCTAAACACATTCTCACATTCTCTTCACAATTCGCTCTTCTCATTCTTAAACATATTACAGACAAATCTATTTAATCTTTATATGCTTCGTGTCCATTTAACCGATTTTCTAATACGTCAATTCTGTCCTCCATATCATTCAACCTCTTAAATAGTCTTTCCTAAATATCATCCACCCTATCAAGTAGTTGAGCTTTTATGGATTCCATTTTCGATTTATCCTTATGGTATATCGAACGTAGTTTTTATATATTTATTAAAAAAGTACATAAACAGTAATCCACATTATCTTCATAATCCATTATAATAAAAATTATGAACTTATTTCTTCGTAAAACCTCAAAGTATGAACCCGTGAGTCCTATGAAAGAACCCCTTATATCATTAAAAGAACCCATCAAAGAACCCATCAAAGAACCGTATGTAAGAAAAATATACACAGATTGTGAAATTAAACTACAAACGGATCGTCTAAAATTGAAATTTAATGATTACACTAAACAAGCAAAAAAAAAAGAATATATTTTCAACCGTATGATTAATTTTGACAGATTTGAAAGTATGACGTTTTTTGAATTTATACTTGTTTTAGATAAAAGTAATGGTGATACATCAGGTTCGCATCATTTTTATCATTCAGAATCACATGGATTAAAGCGTTTTTTGCAATTCTCGATATGCGAAAATGTCATTAATAAAATTTACGACTTTTTAACGGATGACAGTTTATTAGAGACAGATGACAGTTTATTAAAGACAGATGACGTTCTATTAAAGACAGATGACGTTTTATTAAAGACAGATTCCGACAAAGTTACCTTATCAAAAAATGAAATAAATAACAATATCATGATAATTGAATGATATATGCACCGGTATAAATAATATATATACAACTATATATATCATGAAAAGATTAACTCGAGGAGAAAATGGTTTATTTCATATAAATGGAACGAATTATAAAGAACTTTTTGGAAGTAGACAACAAGTATGGAATAAAACAGCATATAAAACAACAGGTTCGTTAAAACGTAGCGATCTATTGTTTAACAAATGGGGAAGAATTGTTTCTGTAAAAAAACATCACACCGCGAAAAAAGAGAAAAATTTAGAAAAACATGGATATTTTGCCACACGCGGTAAGTTCGGTTTTACTAGAAAAAATATTAAAAGAAAATCAAGAAAAAGCAAAAAATAGTTTTTTTGAATTACATATTTAGGAATATATATCCTATTTCTAAAAGAATCAAATCAATTCGTCTATATTGACCTATTTTTTCCATCTCTCACATCGATGGATATGTTTATTGCTATATAATTTATATTCGTTATAATATTTATTAATATGTCAACTTTGTATTTATTTTTTAAATTTTATTTTCTAAAAAAATAAAATTTAAAAAATTTCAAAAAAATTAAAAAAATTTCAAAAAATTTCAAAAAAATTTGGAAAAATTTAGAAAAATTTACAAAAAATTTACAAAAAATTTACAAAAATTTAAAAAAAATTTGAAAAAAAATTTAGAAAAAAATTTAAAAAAAAATTTAGAAAAAAAATTTGGAAAAATTTAAAAAAAATTTAGAAAAAATTTTAAAAAATTTAGAAAAAAAATTAGAAAAAAAATTAAAAAAAAGTTAAAAAAAATTTAGAAAAAATTAAAAAAATTTAAAAAAATTAAAAAAATTAAAAAAAAAATATTTTTTTTTTAAACTACCCGTGTGAATAATAATAGAATAATTTAGCAATTTTGAATATTTATAGAAAAAAATCATAAAATTTAAATAGAAATTGAAATCGTGTTAAAAAGAGTAAAGTCTAATTGAATTATTTATGATGGGGGAAAGCTATGCTAAAAATGATAAAGCACTTCATCTAAAGTCTAATTATATAGAATATTCTGACCCGAATATTGTTTTGATAGAAAGTAAAACAGGATTCATTTTGAGAACTAATTTCATAAGGATGTGTAAACAACGGGACATAGAGAGAAATAATGAATACAAAAATGAAGATATAGGATTACAATTTTACCTTGAACTAGATTCTTAATGTATTATATCAATCATCGAGTGTGCAATAAAATTATAACTCATAATGTATGTTATAAATCATATCATATTTTATTGATATTTTGTAATTAATTTTCTTTTTTTTTTATTTTCCTATTTCTTTAATTACTTTATTCTTTAAGAAGATACAGTTACGGAAGAAACAACATATCTTGTCGTATTGACATTTACCACCGAAAATGTTTGGACAACCATACATGCTGCTGTGTTTGGTGCACCTAAACTAGGAGTACCTCCACTGAACAAAGGAGCACCATTTGCAAATACTGTAGGAGTTGTATCTGTAAAATTAACAGAATTTATATAACTTCTATTTGAAGATAATGCATTATAAATAACAATTGAAAATGTATACACATTTGTTCTACTGGAAGGAAGATTTGTGACATTAAGTTGTACATTAGTTGACATTGTATTACTCGTATTATCAAAAGCGTATATACTTCCATTTGTAGCATAATTTAAAGTAAAACTAGTTACAGTACCAGATGCAGGAGTAGGAACTAAAGTATTTATAGGCTCAAAAATTACTCCAGCTGTAATAGCACCATTGAAAGTTACTGGACCTTGAGTGATTGAATTAAAAATTCCGGTTGGTCCTGTCATACCGGTTGGTCCTGTCATACCGGTTGGTCCTGTCATGCCGGTTGGTCCTGTCATACCGGTAGGTCCTGTCATACCTGTAGGTCCGGTCATTCCAGTAGGTCCTGTCATACCTGTAGGTCCGGTCATTCCAGTAGGTCCTGTCATTCCTGTAGGTCCTGTCATTCCAGTAGGTCCGGTCATTCCTGTCATTCCTGTAGGTCCTGTCATTCCAGTAGGTCCTGTCATTCCAGTCATTCCTGTCATTCCTGTAGGTCCTGTCATTCCTGTAGGTCCGGTCATTCCAGTCATTCCTGTCATGCCGGTTGGTCCAGTTATACCCGTAGGTCCTGTCATTCCAGTCATGCCCGTAGGTCCTGTCATTCCTGTCATGCCTGTAGGTCCTGTCATTCCAGTCATGCCTGTAGGTCCTGTCATTCCAGTCATGCCTGTAGGTCCAGTCATCCCAGTGAATCCTGTCACTCCAGTGAATCCTGTCACTCCAGTGAATCCTGTCACTCCAGTATAACCAGTATCTCCAGTATTTCCCTTAGTTCCGTTATATCCAATAACTCCATCTTTACCACTTATTCCGGTTGGTCCTGTCACACCTGTGAATCCCGTTAATCCAGTAGCTCCAGTAAATCCCGTATAACCAGTATAACCAGTAACCCCTGTTGAGCCGGTGGCTCCAGTTGAGCCTGTCATTCCAGTATAACCCGTGAATCCAGTATAACCAGTAACTCCAGTATAACCAGTAACTCCAGTATAGCCAGTATAACCAGTATCTCCCCTAGCTCCGTTTCCGCCTAAAATTCCATCTTTACCATTTACTCCGGTTGGTCCTGTCACACCTGTGAATCCCGTTAATCCAGTAGCTCCCGTAGCTCCAGTATTCACTGCAATTCCATTATCCCCTTTACTTCCTGGATTTCCGGGAGCTCCGGGAGCTCCAGATGGTCCAGTCTGTCCAGTATATCCGAAGATTTGTAGCCTATTTTGTGTTAATGGATTGCTCACTGAAAAACTCATTATATATAAGTACGAACATAATATTTAGCTTGAAATACCGAGCATCTAAGATATCCGACTTTCCTAAACCTTCTGTTGTTTTCTATTGTCATTAACTTCGTATGTAGAAAATCTGAAGACTTGTCATATATGGTTCTAATGTGTATGTACCATACATTACATTATTTGAATCTATTAAATTACCTCCGGTGATAAATGCAGAAATAACTATAATATCGACGGAATGTAAATAAACAATACAAGAAGTTGTGGATTTACCATTGGTAATATTGGACCGTGATATTTCAGACCCATTTTTCAAAACGCTTAAATATACTGTTTGTAAATTAATGAAATTAACATTGACAACAATATTATAATAACCTGAAACGAATGGTGAGAAACTTCCATGATCACCAAATGTGATTAAAGTTTTAGAATTATTATATATAAACTGGGACGTTTTCGCGTTTAATATAAATACCGATTTTTCAGAAATATACATTGAATTTGAAGTAATTGAATTTAAAGTTATATTTTGATTTAATAATAAATTACCTCCAATAGCTACGTCACCACAAATAGCAATATTACCTCCAGTAATTATATCACCTCCTATTGCTAAGTCTGTCATTATAACTAAATTTTCCATGATGGAATTTTGTGAATTTAAAGAATATGAATTAATTGTTTGACATGATGAAATATTTTGACTGAGGAGTAGATTACCACCAATACCAACATCACCACATATGACAAAATTACCGCCAGAAATAGTATCACCACCAATAACAAGATCCGATATGATGACTGAATTATCAACGATACTATTTGTGACATTAATGATATTAGAAGTAATGGTTTGAGAATATATATTATTTGAAATGATATTACCAAAAACAGTGATATTTCCACTTATATGAGAATCATTTACCACATTTAATGTATCAGTTTTGATATTATGTGACGTTATACTTTGACATGATAAATTACCCCCGATACCTAAATCACCACATATGGCAATATTTCCACTCGAAATGGTATCCCCTCCAATAACAAGGTCGGATATAATAACTGAGTTCTCAGCAATATTATTTACAACATTTATACTATTTGCATTTATAATATTGGCATAAAGATTTTGATTAACATTCATATTACCTAATATTTTTAGATTGCCACCTATTTGAGAATCATTAACAACGGTCAATGTATTTGATTTAATATTATATGAAATCATATTGTTACCTAGAAATAAATTACCTCCGATACCTACATCACCGCATATTGCAATATTACCACCTGAAATAGTATCTCCACCAATGACAAGATCAGATATAATGACTGAGTTTTCAATGATACTTTTTTCTGCGTTTATAGTTATAGAATTTAACACATTGGTCGAGATTGTCTCATCAGATATTAAATTACCTAATAAAATAAGATTGCCATCCATTTGAGAATCATTCACTACAACCAATTTATCTGTTATAATATTCTTTGACATTATGCTTTGACACGATGAAATATTTTGACTTAGTAATAGATTACCACCAATACCAACATCTCCACATATGACAATATTTCCTCCAGAAATAGTATCACCACCAATAACAAGATCCGATATGATGACTGAATTATCAGCAATACAATTTTCGATATTTATGTTATTTGTATTAATAGTATTTGAATTTATAGTTTGATTTATATTTAGATTACCTGATACATTAACATTACCATGTATACTTGAATCATTCACAACAATCAATCTATCTGTTATAATATTATGTGACGTTATGCTTTGACATGATGATATATTTTGGATTATGAGCAAATTACCCCCTATACCTAAATCACCACATATGGCAACATTGCCACCAGAAATGGTATCACCACCAATGACAAGATCTGATATAATAACCGAACTATCAGCAATACTATTTATAGTATTCATATTTTTTGCGTTTATGTTGTTTGAATTAAGGCTGTTCGAAGTGATATTTTCATTTAGATTTAAATTACCTACGAGAGTCAGATTACCAAGTATTATTGAATCATTCACAACAAGCAATTTATCTGTTTTGATATTATGTGACGTTATACTTTGACATGATGATATATTTTGGCTTAGGAGCAAATTACCACCGATACCCATATCACCACAGATTGAAATATTTCCTCCTGAAATTGTATCCCCACCTATAACAAGATCTGATATGATGACTGAATTCTCAGCAATGCTATTTTTAACGTTTATTTCATTTGAATTGATGATATTTGAATTAATAGTTTGATTGACATTTAAATCACGGGAGATTTTCAGATTACCGTCTATTTGAGAATCATTCACGACAAATAATGCGTCGGTTTTGATATTATTCGACGTTATACTTTGACATGATGAAATATTTTGATTGATAAGTAAATTACCACCAATACCGACATCACCACATACGACAATATTACCACCGTTAATAGTATCACCACCAATAACAAGGTCTGATATGATAACCGAATTCTCAGCAATACTATTTATGACGTTTACATTAGTTGTATTAACAATATTGGTATTAATAGAACCATTTTGATTCAGATTCAAATTACCATAAACGGTTAGATTACCACCTATATTAGAATCATTAATGACATTTAAGTTTTTTGTATTTACATTTTGTGACTTTATATAACGACTTGATGAAATTCCTTTACTTAAAATTAAATCACCACCAATCCCAACATCACCACTTACCACAACATTACCACCAGTAATGGTATCTCCACCAATAACAAGATCAGATATAATAACTGAATTCTCCGCAATACTGTTTATAGTGTTAATACTATTAGTATTCATGATATTAGAAGTAATTGACTGGGAATACAAAGTTTGATTTACAATAACATTACCTGATACGTTAATATTACCACCCATGAAAGAATCACGAATGACATTTAATTGGTCAGTATTTAAGTATAGACTAGACGAAATTCCTTTACTTAAAATTAAATCACTACCGATCCCTACATGACCACATATAGAAACATTACCACCTGCAATAGTATCTCCACCAATAACAAGGTCAGCTATAATAACTGAATTCTCTGCAATACTATTTATAACATTCGTAGTATTGGCATTGATAATATTAGAAGTAATTATTTGAGAATACAAAGTTTGATTTACAATAACATTACCTGAGACGTTGATATTACCACTCATGAAAGAATCGTCAAAGACTTTTAATCGATTTGTATTTATATATTGACTCGATGAAATTCCTTTACTTAAAATTAAATCACCACCAATACCAACTTCACCACTTACAACAACATTACCACCAGTAATGGTATCTCCACCAATAACAAGATCAGATATAATAACTGAATTCTCTGCAACACTATTTATAATATTCACAGTATTGGCATTTATAATATTAGAAGTAATTATCTCAGAAAACAAAGTTTGATTTACAATAACATTACCTGAGACGTTGATATTACCACCCATTTGGGAATCATTAATGACATTTAATCGTCCAGTATTCAAGTATCGACTCGATGAAATTCCTTTACTAAGAAATAAATCACCACCAATCCCAACTTGACCACATATAGAAACATTACCACCTGCAATAGTATCTCCACCAATAACAAGGTCAGCTATAATAACTGAATTCTCTGCAATACTATTTATAACATTCGTAGTATTGGCATTGATAATATTAGAAGTAATTATTTGAGAATACAAAGTTTGATTTACAATAACATTACCTGAGACGTTGATATTACCACTCATGAAAGAATCGTCAAAGACTTTTAATCGATTTGTATTTATATATTGACTCGATGAAATTCCTTTACTTAAAATTAAATCACCACCAATACCAACTTCACCACTTACAACAACATTACCACCAGTAATGGTATCTCCACCAATAACAAGATCAGATATAATAACTGAATTCTCTGCAACACTATTTATAATATTCACAGTATTGGCATTTATAATATTAGAAGTAATTATCTCAGAAAACAAAGTTTGATTTACAATAACATTACCTGAGACGTTGATATTACCACCCATTTGGGAATCATTAATGACATTTAATCGTCCAGTATTCAAGTATCGACTCGATGAAATTCCTTTACTAAGAAATAAATCACCACCAATCCCAACTTGACCACATATAGAAACATTACCACCTGCAATAGTATCTCCACCAATAACAAGGTCAGCTATAATAACTGAATTCTCTGCAATACTATTTATAACATTCGTAGTATTGGCATTGATAATATTAGAAGTAATTATCTCAGAAAACAATGTTTGATTTACAATAACATTACCGGAGACGTTAAGATTACCGCCCATTTGGGAGTCTGTAATAACATTTAATCGATTTGTATCTACTTTGAGTGTATTTATATATTGACTATATGATATTCCTTTACTAAGAAATAAATCACCACCAATCCCAGCTTCGCCACATATCGAAAAATTACCACCTGAAATGGTATCTCCTCCGATAACAAAGTCAGATATAATAACTGAATTCTCTGCAATACTATTTATAGTGTTGAATGTATTGGCATTAATGATATTAGAATCAATTGTCTGAGAAAATAAAGTCTGATTAACAATAACATTACCTGAGACATTGAGGTTACCACCCATGAAAGAATTATTAATGACATTTAATCGATTTGTGTTCATATTTAATGTATTTATGTATTGACTATATGAAATTCCCTTACTTAGAAATAAATCACCACCAATACCAACCTCACCACATATTGAAAAATTACCACCTACGATGGTATCCCCCCCTATAACTAAATCAGTCATGATAACCGAATTCTCAGCGATACTATTGATAGTATTGACAGTATTGGCATTAACAATATTAGAGGTTATTATCTCAGAAAACAATGTTTGATTAACAATAACATTACCGGATACATTTATATTACTCGACACATTGACATTTCCATCCATTTGAGAGTCATTTATTACGTGTAATAGAGTAGTTTTTATAGAATATGAATTTATTTCAGAATTAGGTATATTTAAAGTGCCATAGATGGTAACATCACCTTTGAAAGTACCAGTATCATCGACAATCAATGTGTATACGTTAGATACATTTGAATTGATTGTAGCAAACGTGTTATCCATCGTCCATTCATTTGATAATCCTAATATATCAATTGCCTTACCCGTAAATCCTCTAGGACCAGTGTCGCCTTGTGGACCTTTTGAGCCCACGGCACCTACAACTTTAATTATTTTTTGATTTGACATTTATACTTTACTCATATTTTTTATTGAATAATACCAGTGTTTACTTCTAAACCATTCAATAACTCTCTCATATTTAATGTTGTACAATCAATAACTAATTGATTTACATCTGCTTATGCAGTTATATTGATTGTTATTGATTGTTATTCTTTGTTAAAATGTACGTATCATTAATTGTAATGAATTTAATATGATTTAAAAACCAAATTCCTTGAAGTAAACCATCACTAAGATCATCTAATTTCTTGGTAGAGTTTGAATCATTAAAAAGATTTAACCAAGAATGTAAAGACTTATTTTTCTCTAGTATTTGTTTGACATGATGAATCGCATCTGATTTATGTTGTTTATATTTCTTTTTTTCATCTGATTCAATATTTTTATTCATTGGGAATAATTTTAATTTATTTGAAGACGATACAAATGAAATATGAATGGTATTATCAAATTTCATAATGAAATATTGAGCCAACATTCCTTGTATTGTTTTCATACGAGAAGCAAGTGGTGATATTTGATTTTCAATAATGACGTGTGTAATTTTGTCAATATAAGGTATTGTATTCAATATTTGTTTCATATTTCTACCAAGAGTAATTAGATTTATGTCCGATGCATTTTGTTTCTTGGTAATAATCATTTTATAACATTTTTCCAGAAAGAAATCATCTATTTTATCAACCATCGTTTTCTTGAGTATTTTTTTATCATCCAAATTAAGAATTTTGTGTTTGATACCTAATTCAAAAACATCATTTAATTTCATTTTATTAATATTACTTTTCTCCATATTTTTCAAACGAATAATACCGTCTTCCGATGATTGCGCATGTTTTTGACAGTAGTTGTTTCCATTTTTTTCATACTTTGCTTTCTTTTTACAATATGAACAATATAAAGTTATTTCTTTTTCTTCTACGGTTGATATGTCTATGACTTGCCAATCTAAAATAGATAGCTCAGATTCGAATGTATTTAATGTCTTCTCTCCCGATTGCAAACGTGATAAATCACTGCATCGGGAGAGTAAGACATCTGGCTCTACTTCTCCCTTCGGGTGCCCAAGGGCACCCATCTGGAGAGTAGAGCTTAATGTTGCGTCTAACATATCCGATTCTCCTACTTTAGAGCTTAATACGCAATAAGCCATATTCTTGATTCCAATATCAAAAGACATGACATACATATTTATTATAGAATTATATAGATATAATTCTATACTATAATTGACTAAAGACGATATTATCTTGATATTGAAATCGCTACCTTTTTAGCATTTAATTGTTCTCTCGTTAAATATATCTCCTTTAGATCCGAATTTTGAAATGTTTGAGACCTATCATTTAATGAATTAAATTTCAATGGAGTTTGATATTTTTCTTCGACTGTGTTCATATTATACCCGCTATTTTTTAAAGACTCGCTGAAATTATTTTCCATTATTGAGGATGCGTTTTTGGTCAAAAATTGACGATATTTCCAATTACTCTGAATATTATTTTCTTTAATTAGTTTATTATTTATTTCCGACTCACTTTTCCATGTAGAAACAAGTGACCGACTATCATTCATGATTGGTGGAAAATTCTTATATTTATTATTTTCATATATAGGAGTTGGTGATTTCGGAGCATGAATAAAACTAAACATTTATACTTGTATATTTTATATTTTATATTATTTGTCCTATATTATTTATTTTGTTGGAAGAAGTAATTTGATGATTTCGTTTTTTTTCATTTTAGAAGTATCTACAGTTAGTCCTTTCGCGGACACCATTAATTTTAAATTACTGACACTTTGTCTACGATAATCGTCTTTATCTATTTCAGGTAATGTTTCAGGTAATGTTTCTTGTTCTAGTTCTGTTTCAATTTCTGATTCAATTTCGGTTAATGTTTCTGTTTCAATTTCTGTTTCAATTTCTGTTTCTGCTTCTGTTTCAATTTCTGTTAATGTTTCTGTTTCAATTTCTGTTAATGTTTCTGTTTCAATTTCTGTTAATGTTTCTGTTTCAATATCTGGTATTTTCATTTCAGGAATAGCTCCTACTTTTGTAATAAGAAAACCAGTAGAAGCATCATTTTCTTGAATAAAATTCATATCATCTAGATTTATTATCCTAATGTTGACATTTTTGGAAAAATCATCATCGGATACAAGTATCTTGTGTTTACCAAGGTGACAATAACTGTCATCATCACTGTCATCATCACTGTCATCATCACTATTTTCATCACTGTCATCATCACTGTCAGTATCAACATGACTGTTTAAAGAAATATGATTATCATCAACAATACAATTAACTTTTTTTAATGTATCTTCACTTGGATGATCAATCACACTCATCGGGATTGTAGATGTTAAATCGTCTTGATGAAGGTTTGAATTTATTTCCTGTGAACGTTTAACGATAGATAATTCCTTAACGACATTGTTTATTATTTCAATCATTTTATCTCCTTTTTGTTCATTAAATGATAAACGTCTTTTAAAATGAATAACGAGTAAAAAAATTAATATAAAAGTTATGCCTAAACTAATAAAAAAAGTTGTCTCAATGAAATTGAACATAAGAATCTGTTTATTATAATATATGATGAAATAATTATATTCAGATAACGAATAACATCAAACTATCGAAATGAAGACATTAAATATATGTATATGATATATGGATAATGCAATAATAATAACTTTAGTAATAATAATATTAATAACCATACTCTGTTACTTTGGAATTAATCTTTTAACTCTGACCGGAACTTTTTTACAACAATTTACAGACAAATCTGCAATATTTTCAAATAATGAAAAAAATAACATTGGAAAAGGAATAAATTATGTATCAAATCTAGTAGCTGATTCAGCAAAGGTTGGAATCGATATTACAAATGGGGCTGTAAATGATATTGGTAACTTGATACAAAATAAGGAAATAGTACCCGTGGATAAAAAAGTAGAATCTTTCATTAATACTTCACCTCATATAAAAAATGAGGAACCAGAACCTTGCCCTGGTGATTTTTCATTACAAAAGCCTATAAATTCAATGAAAAATAGTTGGTCTTTGACAGGAAATAACATTTAGTAAAAATTTGATAAAATGAATAAAACGAAGCAAGTCTTTTTTAAACAAAATTCTATTAATATTTCTTATTAATAATACAATTCAATGGTTTCTATCGTTTTCATTAATCCAATGGGCAATTTGTTATTTCAAACAGTCAATTCTAGTGGTTGTTTTTTACAGTCGATGCAAGTATTACTTATAACATTAAAATATTTATAATTTTTTCTAAACTAACAAAGTTTTTAAATCAAATCAAGAGATATCGTGTACTATAAAAAATAATATTCTCTGACATATTCCCAAGAAAAAATAAAAGAGATTCCAATTCAGGTTTTCATTTTTTTTCATTTCTATGTTTTTTTAATGTTTTTTTTAATGTTTTTTTTAATGTTTTTTTTAATGTTTTTTTTAATGTTTTTTTTTTATTCATTTTTTTTTTATTCATTTTTTTATTTATTTTGGACAAAAACTTTTCATGAGTACGTCGCTTTCCACCCATGAGTAAATATTCATCATTTGCGAAAAAATCTTTTATTGAATCAGCTTCTTTATCAATTCTTGCTATACTTTCTTGATCTAAAGCGTGAAGCTCTCCATATTTTATACGCATAAAATTAACATAATGTTGTCTACGACCTTCTTTTGTCATTGTCAATAAATCACCTAACCATTTCTGAGAATCTTTATCTCGATTGGATTCTACCCACTCTTTTGTAAATTCATTGATATTTATTGAAAATAATCTTGATAATTCCTCATATTTTCCACCATCAAGACAATTTTCATCTCGACCTACACACATATTTGTTAATACCGTTCCAATAGATAAAAAAAAACGTTCAATTATACCTGCTACGCAACTTAAACTTTCACTATTAAAATTATTTACATAATCTCCATCCTTATTATTATCTTCAGAAACATCATAAGCAGAATAATTATCTTGGATAAATGATAGAATGTAATTATCGATAAATTCTTTATCTTGCTTCATTACAAAAGAAATTGATTTACCCATTAAATTTCGGTTGATTACTTCTTGTGACGTGCTTGATAAACTTAATTTTTCTTGAATTTTATCTAATTTAAATATTAATTTTGCTTTGTTTTTAACATTTCTTTTTTGGTCATTAGTAATATAATCTTTCATTATTTTTGATATATTTTGAATTACATTTACATGATTAGAAAAATCTTCAGAAATGTCAATTAATTCTAAATATTTTGAAATACTTACTCTTGATGAAACATAGTGAACGGCACAAGCATCAACAACCGGTCCAATTTGGGTTTCATTCCATAAACCTGTATATGGTGGATCACCGTTTGCATACGTCATCGTACCTGTACCTGATCTTATATCACTTCTCCAATTGCCCTGATATTTATCACCGTTTGCATACGTCATCGTACCTGTACCTGATTTAAAATCAAATACCCATTCGCCGTGATATTTATCACCATTTGTATAAGTCATCGTACCTTCATCACTTCTAAAATCACCATCCCAATTGCCCTGATATTTATCACCATTCTCATATGTCATCGTACCGAAACCACTCATCACATCCTTAAAGAAATTACCATAATATCTATCACCATTAGCATACGTCATCAAAGATCTACCATTTTTTTTATCATTTTTCCATTCACCGTCATATTTGTCACCGTTTACATACGTCATCTTACCATCACCATTTCTTTTATCATTTTTCCATATGCCATCATATTCGTCACCGTTTAGATACATCATTACTCCTTCATCATCTCTTTGGTCATCTTTCCATCCACCATCATACTTATCACCATTAGTGTAATCCATTCTACCATGATTATTTCTTTTATCAGATACAAATGTGCCAGTGTATATACCATCATCATACTGTTTTCTTTTATTTCTTTCTAAATCACCCCCTGTTCTAGTAGATTGTTTATTTCTTTCTAAATGAGTCATATGATGTATCTATATATTATATGTATTTATTTGTATTGATGAATATTTCAAATAATAACACAATATTAAAAATATTATAATATATAAAAAATAATATTTAAATTGTGTCATTGAATTATAAATAGTGAAATAGATGTATTGGATGTTCCATCGGGAGAGTAGAGCTTAATATTGAATAAAAACCCCTGGACTATAAGGACTCGGTATAGATTCAAATCGAAATCCAGAAGAAAAATTGGTTTCATCGACCGCTATGTTTGAAAATACACCTGTTTTGAATAAATCGAAAATCGTTTTGTGTTTCGAGGGGGGGGTCATAATCATAGATACTAACCGATAGAATGTAAATACATTTTTGATATAAAAATGTTCATATTTATTTAATTCTGTTTTTCTTAACTGACTTTTTTCTTTTATTACCACCTTTTTTATTTGTTTTATACTTTCTGAATGTTCTTTGAATTTTAGTTGCTTTATACCCAAAATCTTTAATATATTTCATTTCAAATAATCTACCCTCTAGTCCTTCTTGACAATGCGAACCTGATACAATATTACCAGTTTTAAGAACTGAATCGGAAACTAAAGATTTCAGTATTTTTTTTTTCGGTTCATATAGCAAAAAATATCTGTTCTTACCGTTTATGGCATCTAAAATAAATTCGATTCTTATGTAGCCACCATTGTTAATATTAATACTTCTAAGATTTAACAGGGGGTCTTTTTTTATAAAGTCTTCATCTCTTTCCCAAAAGACAGGGTCTATCTCTAGACATTCGTAAAAAACAGAATTTCTTGGATTATTTACATCAACCATATTCTCCAATGTAGATTTTTCAATTGTAACAATTGTATCTCTAGATTTAAACGCTATTAAATTAGGATTTTCATTCATTATTTCAATTAATGATTCTAGATCAAATGGATTTAATGGATTAAATGCTTTAGGTATGAATTGTTCGAAATTATTTGTTTTCATTTTTCCAATTGGAGTATTGCCGCTATTTCCAATTGGAATAGAAGTGAGTTCGGGGCTATCATAGTCATCGTCGCTTTCGTCCCTATAATTGCTATCGTTGCTTTCGACGCTATCAGAATCACTAGTATAACCAACCCTCGTACTTATCCTATCATTAGACCATAGACCAGTGTACGATGGATTATTATTTGCATACTTAATCGTTCCTTGACCATCCCTCTTATCTTGATTCCAGTTACCATTATATACGTCACCATTTTTATACTTCATTTCACCTTGACCCTCTTTTAAATTATATGACCAATTACCTACGTAATTGTCACCATTTTTATATGTAATTCTACCGGAATTGAATCTTTCATTATTATGCCATCCACCAACATATCTGTCGCCATTCCCATATTTCATCAGACCATGACCATTCTTTTTATCTTCCGACCAATTACCTACATACATGTCGCCGTTCCCATATTTCATCATACCAGGACCATTCTTTTTATCTTCCGACCAGTCACCTACATATTCGTCATTAGTGTCGTACATCATTTCTCCGTGACCACTTCTTTCAATGTTACCGTTTCTGTCTTCCAAGAAATGTCCTGCGTATCTACCATTATTACTTAAGTCATTATCGTAATCTTCAACTCCTACTGTTACATTTCCCTCTTCTCCACCTAGCATTTTACTAGTGACTACTTTCTTACTATTTTGTTTATTTTTATAACCGTTTTGCTTTTTTATAGAATTTTTTTTCTTATTACTATAGTTGTAAAGCATGTATTATATATAATAAGAAAACATATATATATATAAATATCAGAAAAAAAAAGATTTTTTTGTACTTTAAAATTAAAATGTAGTAGATTGTTTATGTCTTTCTAAATGAATAATATTGATGAATATTTCAAATAATAACACAATATTGAAAATATTATAATATATAAAAAATAATATTTAAATTGTGTCATTGAATTATAAATAGTGAAATAGATGTATTGGATGTTCCATCGGGAGAGTAGAGCTTAATATTGAATAAAAACCCCTGGACTATAAGGACTTGGCATAGATTCAAATTGAAATCCAGAAGAAAAATTGGTTTCATCGACCGCTATATTCGAAAATACACCTGTTTTAAAAAAATCGAAAATCGTGTCATCGAAACTCCCGATACTTGTTTCACAAGAATATGTTACATCTATAGTAACATCATATATCGAGTTAGGATAACTAGGTACGACCAAATTTCTAATTTCTAATAATCCAATATATTGAGCCCCATAATTTTGTCCAATTTCTACAGATGTTCCGGATACAACCATGGGATTAAATGCTTTTATTATTTTGGGCTGAATCTGAAAAGATATTGGATTTCCATTAAATAAAACATTTACATTAATATCAATAATATTCAAACTAATATTATTGTTGAATATTTCACCTCGACTTTTAATAATATTGTCATTAATATCAGTGATACCACAACCATATATAAAATTAACCCAAAATGCTAACGGAGATGAAATATTGAAAGTGGTATATGTATTCACTTGATTTCCTAAAAATTTTATGACTCCTAAAGGACAACTTCGAGTTTGTATATTAGGTTGTTGAATAACATCTTCTGTATCATTATATTCATTACTAGTTAAAAATAAGAGCTGATTTGTCGTGAATAAATCATATTTGGTACCTTTAAGAGTGGTTGCATCAATATAGGTACTATTTGTAACATAATTATAAAGAGGAACCGTAGGATCAAGTCTTAATAGGAAAGGTGTCCCTGGAATATCAGAATTGGTAGACATTGTAGGAAGTGTACTCATGTCTGTATATTTGTTTATCGCAGAATTGTTCTTAATTTCATATTGTGATAAGTTTTGAGTTTTGCCATTGACTAATAGAGAGAATTGTTGTTTTTTTGTTAAATTGTTTGTTTTTGTATTTTGAGTTTTATTTTCATACTTCAATATTTCTGCTTTTCTTCTCATATCTAATTGATTTTGTGTATACGTAGGATAAGGTGAAATTATATCAAAACGGTTTCGTGGAACATTATATCTCGATAATTGTCTCTTTTGCATATAAAATGATTTACAAATGGCATCATTATTCATTATACATAAGACAATATCTTTTTATGTATAAGATTATTCTAATTATCGATATTGTTTTTCAAAAAAATAGAACTGGTACATAACTGGTACTTGGTAAGAAAATAAGTTCGTAATTGGCATTAACTTTTTGTATTATTTAAAATTTGGAATCATCATTATTATATCTTTATCGAATTCAGACCATTGTCGAAATTTTTTATCATATCTTATATAAATATCTAATTTTGGACATTGATAGTATTCCATATTATTTGTGGAATATAAATATACGATTTCTTTGACATGTATGAATTTATTAAAATTTCCAAGAATTCCAAATTTTGATTTATAATAATTAGATGAAGTAAAATATTCATTTATTTTATAGATTTTATGCATTATACTTTGTTTCTCAAATTCAATTTCCGGTACATTTTTTCCATTCATTATCTTTAACTCTTCTATATGCTCTTCGTGTAACATTTTCGTACGATACTCATCATTCATAATTTTCCTTTCATGAAATGATTGAAAATTACCCATTTATAGTTATAATAAAGTAAATTCTATATCATTTTATAATTTACCACAAAGACCTGATTACTTTTAAATAATCAGACAAACAAGAATAATAATAACAGACATTATCTAACAAAGAAAAAGAAAGTAATGTAACAAATCCCGTAATGTAACAAATTACTGGTAAAAACAAAACATAAAATGATAACATTTCTTAATGATATTTTTAAATATTTATCTTTATATACTTTTCAAGAAAATACATCCTAATACCACCATTCGTATTATTTGACCTGTAATCTTTTTATTTCTTTTTTTACTTCACTATAAGCTTATATAATAAAGGTAAAAACATTTATCTGATAACTTCAATAGTAGAATTTAGCTCTGGTTAGTGTACCACGAATTAGATAAAAAATAAGGTGAATCATTAGAACTAGATTGATTTAATTTACTTAAAACCCTTCTTGGTCCTCTCATAACAATGTTATTGATTTCAAAGGCAGAAAGGGCATAATTAAAATATCTTAAATTTGATAATTGTCCTTTAAAGCCACCATTTTGACAAATATTAACATCATTGTAATTTTGTTTGGGTACAAATTGAATATTTTGTCGATTAGAAATAGTACCATTTACATAGACATCAAGAATTTTATTTTCTAATCTAATTGTTACATTAAACCATTTATTAAATGGGAGACCTTTTATGTGGGTTATAGATTGAGGTACTGATTTATCAACTGTATCCATTACAAGATGTAATGAATTTTCATTATTTTTAAGTGATTGTAAATATAATCCCGGTCCATTATTAACAGTTGAAATTCCATCGGAACCGTAATATGAATCACCCTTGTTAAAAATGTTTTGATATTTTCCACCATTATTATTATCATTAACTATTAACCATAATGACCAGGAAAATTCAATTCCAGTTGATTGATTATTGGATCTATTAATAACAATTGAGTCCTTATTTGAAGGATCTTGAGGTATTACTAAAGCGGTCGATCCTTCTAAGACACCATAAATAAGATAAGGTGAATTTGATGGTCTTGTGAAATAAGATAACAATGACATTCCTAAATTGATTAGAATAACAAACATGATCATAACAAGAATTAAAAAAACAAATTTTGCCACAATACTATTGGATTGTAAATATTCAGTGCTTGCATTGATGTTATTCCTAGAAGAAAAATCGTTTAAAGACTTTGAAACAACATTTTTAACATCATCGATTTTTAAAGAAGCTGATGTTAATCCTTGATTTAAGGTATTATTCAGATTATTCATATATATATATATAGAATCAAATAATATTAATTGATTCTATGTTTGAGTGATAGATTAGTAAAGTCTGATTCGATTTATCTAGTGAATCTGGTTTTCATTTTAAATTGAAAAGATTGAGGAAATAATTTAGTATTCTCCCTAAATACTAATACTTCTTGGTATATCACTTTTTCCTGTAGAATTATTTCATCTAGATTATAATAAAAATGATCTACAATCTTCTTCATCGTGGCAATATTACCAATATATATATTATCTATACCAGGTGTTTCATAATCTGATATAAATGAGTTTTTTACAAACCGTTTTTGACGATTATTTTCAATAAATGTTATAATAGCCTCTTGACTTAAAAAGTAGGAACATGACAAAATATCAAATCTCATATTCAATGCAACAACTTCTGTTGTATGTTTCAAATTGTGAACAAAATTGACAAGACTGAATTTACCATACCAATATCTTTTCCAACCTATCAATGGACATAGAGTATTGCCTACATTTCCTACGACACTGCCAATTAATTTAATATTTTCATCATTATCAATCAAAATATTTTTGACGTATGATTTCAAATCCCTAAAATAATCAAATATAATTTCATTCGTCACAAATGTTTCAATCAAATCAAGCTCTCTCCAACTTATGTTACTTTGTATAATATTCCAGGTGTGTATATATATTTCCAAATTATTATCTTTCCTCTGTATTTCCTTTAAAAGAAGATACAATCGATCATCATCAAAACTATTTCGAATATGACCACGTAATAGTAAAATCATTTATATGTATATTCAATTCATTTTATTAATGTCTTCTCTCACGATTGCAAACGTGAGAAATCACTCCGTGATTTACCACTGCATCGGGATAGTAAGACATCTGGCTATACTTCTCCCTTCGGGTGCCCGGGGGGCACCCATCTGGAGAGTAGAGCTTAAGTCATATATAATACAAGTAAATAACTTTAGAATTCAAGTAAGTCACTTTCTTCCATATTCATAACATCATTCTCATTATTTATACCACCTCCATCCATTTTTTTGGTCACAAAAGTATCATTTGATGACTTTTTAATCATCGTAGCTATAACAGAAACATAAGGATCATTCAATTCGTATCTTATACCGATGACTTTTACATCTATATTATCACCTTCTTTTACATTCTGAAATCCATTCAAATTTAAATTGTGATCTCGGGCTACAAATATTGTGACAGGCATATTTCCGTTTTTATCAATAACCTGTGCATGGATACCCGCTTTTGTCAATGTTTTTACTTTTGAAGAAATCACCATTCCTTCAACTGGGTGGGCGATATCGCACTTGTAAACAACATGAAACATGACATGATCTATATTAATCATTCCTGATGAACGACTAATAATTTTCATATTATTAGGTGAAACATAACCTTCTTGGATACATTTATTTGATACACTATAGATTAATTTCTGTATAATCTTTTTGTCTAATTCTCTTCCCATTTCAGAGACATGTAGATATATTTTGGTTGTCAAAATTGATTCTAGATAAACGCTGTAAATGATATTTTTAGTCATTGTTTTAAAATTGTGTTATATAACTAGATTCATATATTTTTATATCAATTTTTTAAAAAATGATTAATTCAATAACATTTATAATTTCATCATTTCTATTGGATTTACCGTTGCCATCTTTATGAGTTTTTTTATCAATTGTTTTTGGAAATCTGTATTGCACGTATCCTTTTCCAATTTTCTTTGTTTATACCGTAGATGACTATCTAAACATTTTTCATTAAAATATTTCAGTTTTTTCATATCAAACATTCTCACGAGTGAGTACATTGAATTTGGATTTAATAGGGCATCTTCTTCACACGTATTATCCTGATCGCTTTCGACTTGTCTTTCCCAAGCTATTTCAGGTTCTACGACCCATTTTTTTTCATGTTGAATATGTGCAATACTCTGATGCTGATCTTCTCCCGTAAAACAGTATAATGGACGTTCAAATGGAGATATTTCATTGAATTTTTCTTCTATCACGTCGGCGTTCCCTTTCACATAATCCAATAAAAACTTTTCAAAATGCTCATACTTGAATTCTATCTTGTCTATAAATTCTACCATGTTACACGCATTCCCGCATTTATCGTTCAAAAATATATTAATATTGAAATTATTATTAATATTATTGATATTGTTATTATTATTATTAATAATTGATGGCTGCTGATTCTTCACCAGATCGATTATTATTGATTTTAACTCTTTAATCTCATTTGATAACTGAGGAATCGTTTGCGCAACTTCTTTTATAACATGTACTGTCGTTTCAACAGCTTTACATTTTTGATTATGTTTCCAAAGACCCGGTCGGCTCTCGTATTTTTTAAAGCAAATTTTACACTGATTTTTACAAGATGGTTCTAATTGGGTAATTTGTTGCTTTCCAATATGTTTTTGAGAAAGTAAATGTTTTTTTAAATGACTGTTTGAATTTGTAAAATAATCACAACTAAGGCAACAAAATTTTTCTCTTTTGTTAGCGTGCATTATATATACTATATCGTGCTATTTATACTCTTTATATCAAATTATAATTATACTGAATAAAAAACAAATTCACATCGGATATCCCAACACCGGGTAGCTTTTCATGTCAGATAAACTCGAAGATAAAACCACACACTTTTGTTAATTGTTTCCATAATTCTGGAAACATGTTTCGAAAGTGTATTTTCGACAAAATAAATGGATTTCATAAAAAATATAACAGAAACTATATAAAATATAATAATAGAATAAATATATAAAAAATAATAGTAGAAAAAATATATATATGAATATACAATCTTAAATAAAAAACGACACTTTTGTTAATTGTTTCCAGAATTATGGAAACAATTAACAAAAGTGTATTTTCGATAAAATAAATGGATTTCATAAAAAATATAACAGAAACTATAAAATATAATAATAGAATAAATATATAAAAAATAATAATAGAATAAATATATATATATGAATATACAATCTTAAATAAAAAACGATACTTTTGTTAATTGTTTCCAGAATTATGGAAACAATTAACAAAAGTGTATTTTCGATAAAATAAATGGATTTCATAAAAAATATAACAGAAACTATACAAAGTATTATATTAGAATACATATATAAAATTAATCTTGAATAAAAAACGACACTTTTGTTAATTGTTTCCATAATTATGGAAACAATTAACAAAAGTGTATTTTCGATAAAATAAATGGATTTCATAAAAAATATAACAGAAACTATACAAAGTATTATATTAGAATACATATATAAAATTAATCTTGAATAGAAAACGACACTTTTGTTAATTGTTTCCAGAATTATGGAAACAATTAACAAAAGTGTATTTTCGATAAAATAAATGGATTTCATAAAAAATATAACAGAAACTATACAAAGTATTATATTAGAATACATATATAAAATTAATCTTGAATAGAAAACGACACTTTTGTTAATTGTTTCCAGAATTATGGAAACAATTAACAAAAGTGTATTTTCGATAAAATAAATGGATTTCATAAAAAATATAACAGAAACTATACAAAGTATTATATTAGAATACATATATAAAATTAATCTTGAATAAAAAACGACACTTTTGTTAATTGTTTCCAGAATTATGGAAACAATTAACAAAAGTGTATTTTCGACAAAATAAATAGATTTCATAAAAAATATAACAGAAAATATAAAAAATTGATTCAGAGATTATGATCTAAGTTGATGACATAAACACAATTAATTAAAGAAATGACACAGTTACTATTAATATGCGCATTGTATGTCATCAAATCGTCAATGTCCTTCTTATTGACACCGTTGTCTAAGAACATCGAATCTAAACCCTTAATGTTTCTACCTGATGATTATGATGATAAATGGGAAAAACGATTCAAACATCTTCAGAACAAATGGAATGAAAAGCCATTCACTCTTAATGACGAAAATTCATATTTACAGAGTGTAGAGTCTGATGTTCCTGATAAATATTGCGCAAATTGCAAATATTTTCGAAATAGTAAAGGGGGTGACAATGAAGATGAAAATTTGGCAACTTGTACCGCATTTCCAATTCAATATATGTCAGTCGATTCGAATAAAGACAGAGATTATTTGGCAAGTGAGTATTATTGCACAATTGCTCGATATTTTGAGTGCATGTGCGGAACATCGGGGAAGAGATATATTGAAAAATAAATTATAGAGTTTACATGATTCTGGTTTCATTGGTTTGTTCACAATATCTATTCATAGTTCGAACTAAAATTCACATAGTGTGATATGACATAAAAAAGTTTAAAAAAAAATAATACACGTTTTGTTTTATTTTTTTTTGGTAAATCAGTTTACGAGATATAGTGAGCAAGAATAAAAAAAAGCATTATTTTCGATAAATAATTGAAAAATTAATTAATAAGTTGTCCTTCTTCTGGAGTTAAAAACACCTTTTTATCATTATTTTCAGCATTATAAATCGATTGTATTTCCCGCATAATCATCTCTAAAATAATACATAATTCACTTACTAATATTTTATTGTTTGTTATTCCATTAGAATAATTATATATCTCAACTTTTTTGAGATTTGATAATTCATTATTCATTTTATCAATTACTTTTAATATATTGCTTTTACCGGATTTTTCAATTAAAATGGCTTTATCTTTATTTTCATCATTCATATTTTTTATTTTAAAGACGGGTGTTATTGATTTTTCTTTATAGGTTGAAAAAAACCCAATGAACGACTCATTCATATTTTTAGGCAAGACTTTAAATTTGGCTAGCAATTTTCCATCCACTTTTATGATTGACCAGTCATTTATTCGATATACAAATAATTCAATCGTGTTGGAAATAGCAATACATGTATTGTTTATTATAAGACGGTCATCAAAATAAGATTTGAATTCTTTTTCAATATCTTTATATTTTTCATCAACAGCAGAGTTTGAATATATGTGTTTAATTATGACCAATTTATCAGATAATATGCAAGTATCTAAATAATGATGAATCAAGTATTTTTTCATCTTGCTAATATTCATAAGATGTTTCATGACATAATTCTTCACTTTTTTGAATCGGTCGTAATATTTGTCGTGATTTGATACTTTTCTTTCATTAAAGATATTATTGAATATTTTATCAATTCCATTGACAATAGTATCAAAATTATTATCTATTTCTAAATTTGTTTTTTTAGATTGTATTATTATTTGGTCTGGATTGTATTCTATTGGTACATACCGATCATATAAAGATGCATTATCGTCTTTGAGTTCTAAAGGTTGAAATAAATAAATATCATTTTTATTTTCTAGTATTCCTATTCTACCGTATTTATCTTGTAAAACCAGATTTTTATTATTAACCATAGTTGATAAGGCGTTATATATTTGTTGTATTGGATATGGTTTCATATTATTTATCAAATGGATTAATGATTCCCGTTTATAGAAATGTTGTTCTTTGAATAATTGTCGAATTTTGTCCATTATTCTTAAATTATTGGTCGTTATAAAATCTAAACTATAAGAGGTCATATCAATTGCCGTTATTTCTTGTTTTGAAGAACATTTCATATCGCAACTCCCCATATAATCACATATATCTGTAAATGGTCTATCACCTATTTGATAAATTATTTCTTGTTTATTTGAAGAAAGTGTTATAGATATATTCTTATTTTCTGCTATTTTGTTTAATTTTTCAATAGTAAAATCGGATTGCTTTATATTTAATAAGCAATCCACTGATATTTCCTTTAGTAATCGACTTATTTTACCTATTTGTATAGCTTTTCTTTCAGCCATTCTATAAACATACAAGTCAGCACATTCTTTTTCATCCCCAGTTAATGAAGCATGTAAGTATATCTCAACATTTCGTTCCTCAAATGGTAGATTACAATGACTTAGATTACGAACTCCTCTACCGATAATTTGTTCCACACGACTTAGATTATACCATGGATCCATAACATGAATTTGACGTATGTTTTTGAAATCTAATCCTTCAGCACCTGCTCTCGAAATTAAAATCACCTTTACTTTTTCACCATAATTATTTTTTAAATCGTTAAAATAGGCTAGGTCATCCGCGTTACTTGGAGAAAATATTTTATTACCTGTTATCATCATGTATTTAGCAGGATGAAATTTAGTTTCTTTCTTAATTTTGCTTTTGATATCATATTGAATAGCATCAATCTGTTCTATTGGTGGGTCTTGAACATCTAATATTGAATTATGATAATTTGTAAATCCCATTTCTTCTAATGCAAGTGCCATTGGCACCAATCCACTATAAAGATATTGAGAATAAATGAGAATTATACCAGTAGACTTGCGTATTACACTACAAATACTTGATATCTTTGAACTATATTTGCTTATTTCCGATTCTTTAAATATTCTTTTTGATTTATCTTTATAATTAAGTTTGAATATTTCATTACCTTTTTTAGTTGAATCCATAATTTCTAATAATCCTGATTCACCTACATTTACAATAATAGATGGATAAACTATATTCAAAGCTTGGATAGGAATTTGCAATGTATCATATCCATATTTTTCCACTTTATCATCTTCAAGTTCCGTCATTTTTATTCTATTCATTGTCTTTAAATAGAAATCCTTTTGATAACCAATAATTGTTGAAAGGTAAGGTTGAACTGATTTTAATTCTTTATCATTCTCTATAATTTGATTATTGTTTAATTGTAGAGTTGGTCTTTTAATTTCCAAAAAGGTTTTTGTCTTATCAAATGTATTTGGATATATTCTAAATGGGAAAGTATATGGATTCTCTCCTCTTACATAGGATATATAACCAGATAATTTACGTTTTAATAGTTCTATACCACTTTCTTCACCATTAGATGGTTTTAAAAAATTACCATCTGAATCAAATATCATCCTTGAACTTACTTTTGGACGTCCATCATTCAAGTTCAACAAATTAGTTATCCAAATGATTTCTTTAAACGAATTATACATTGGTGTAGCAGAAAGTAATAATAGACGAGTATTATCTGCGTGTTCTACAATATGATAGAGTAAATTCGATGCTACTTTTGATTTTTTGTTATCTTCTTCAGAACGTAGATTATGTACCTCATCAATGATAATCAAACGATTATTAAAAAAAGTTTTTGCATTATTTATTTGCGTATCTATATTATTATTACCCGTTGCTCCTTTTATACATTTTGAAGCGTAAATACCAAATTCTATGTAACCAAAAAAATGATAAGATGAATTTATTATATTCTGAATGTTTGATATAATTTGAGATTTAGTCAATCCATTTACATGAGTTGGATTCATTTCATTTAATAGTGAGTTACCAACACAAGATTTTATATTCCAAACTCCCGATTCTTGTTTCAATTTACTAGGGTCGAATAATTGCATTTGAAAATTCTTTAGTACATTAGGTGCGGCAATAACCAAAATATATTGTTCTCGTCTTTTTATTGTACTAAATCCAATTTGTTTAATATATGAACGCATTTCTTCGGCTACACCTATTGCACTACATGTTTTTCCAGAACCCAATCCATGGTACAAAAGTAAACTATTATATGGTGTTTGTATGGATAAAAAGTTTCTGACAAAAAGTTGATGAGGCATTAATTCAAATTCCGCTTTGCATAAAAAATTTGATTGTTTTTTTATTTCCATCAAATTTCCATCATATTGAGTATCATTGAATTCCTTTTTACTCGCAATTTTTAAATTGAATTCAGGATCATCTAAATCAGGGTAGAGATAATCGAATGTATCCACAGTGACATCAATATTGGCATTATTATTGGAATTATTATTACTAGCATTATTACTGGAATTATTATTACTAGCATTATTACTATCATTATTAACATCATTATTAATATCATTCTGTTCAATACCATCAATATTGGAATTATTATTACTCGCATTATTAACATCATTATTAACATCATTATTAATATCATTCTGTTCAATACCATCAATATTGGAATTATTATTACTCGCATTATTAACATCATTATTAACATCAATATGTTCAATACCATCAATATTGGAACTGGAACTACTATCATTGGAACTGGAACTACTATCATTGGAACTGGAACTACTATTATCGGAACTGGAACTACTATCATTGGCACTGATATCATTCTTTACATCAACTTGCCCAATACCATCATCAACATCAATCGGTACAAAACCTTCTGTCTTTTTTTCGGTGCTTTTACATTCACCATTTTTCATTCTTCGCGTTTTCTTTGGACATCTTTTAAGTCTTTCTTTTTTATTGAGTACTACTAGTTTAGGAGAGCCTGATATATTAGGATTTAATACATTAATGATAATATTTTCTGTCTTTTTTTCGGTGCTTTTACATTCACCATTTTTCATTCTTCGCGTTTTCTTTGGACATCTTTTAAGTCTTTCTTTTTTATTAAGCTCTACTAGTTTAAGAGAGCCTGATTCTGTCTTTTTTCCAGTGCTTTTACATTCACCATTTTTCATTCTTCGTGTTTTCTTTGGACATCTTTTAAGTCTTTCTTTTTTATCATCAACAATTGGCACACCGTTATAAAGGCCTTGAGATATATTGTTATCGACAGGTCTGATTGGATGTTTAATGATTGGATGTTTCTTTTTGATTTGAATAACGACTTTATCTAAATCCATTTGTTATTGTTATACAATGAACATATAAAAAATATTATCAATTAATCCAATTTTCCCTTAGTGTGTTTTCAATATTAGTTATTAATGTTTTTTTTTCAAAATTATATGGTCGAATTTCCTCCATACATTTTTCATAAGTTTTCCATTCCATTAAACTTACTTCAGATGTATCAAAATTATCATTAATCAATGTGTCATTATATTTCATATACATCAAGTAATATTTATGTTTATAAATCTTGTAATTTGATCCGATAAATACTTCTTCAAATGGAATGATGTTCTTTATATGAATTAATGTATTGATATTATATCCTGTTTCTTCATTCATTTCACGTAATGCACAATCATAATCTTTTTCTGAAAAATTTCGACGTCCTTTTGGAAATCCCCATTCGGGATATATCCATGTCTCACTTTCATTACTTTCATCGATTAATAATGTCATTTCACTTTTACCATCGATGATATTTCTTTTTAGAATATTAAATTTGGTAGACGAATTATTTTCTTCTGATTTATAAGAAGATTGTGATAAATCAGAATTTTTCCAAAGGCTAATCCATAACTCAATAAAAGTATATTTAATCAGTTTATTTTTTTCATCATTTGTCATTTGCTTCATCATATTAATAATGTATTTTTTGTCATGGGTAAAATATTTTCCTCGTATAAAATCTATATATCCAAGGGTATCTTTTCGTCTAATCATTAAATACTCACGTTTGCCATGAATCATTCTAAATTGAACTACTCCAAGACTTATTATAGGTGTCTGACAATATTTAAATAAATGACCATAGTTCCCACAATTATTACATACATCTTGTTTCTTTTTACCAAAATTAATCCTGAAATTTTTCTTCTTATCTATAATAGACATATTAACATTCTATATTACCCAAACTCTATATTTCTACCGTTGAATATATATATATATATATAAGAATGATGCCGATTTTTGAATAATATACTTATAATCATCTACCAATTGAAGTTGTAAAATCCACTTGTGGGATTATCCATATTAAGTATTACCATTTCGCAAGATAAATATGTTATATGTATCTTTCTCATAATATAAAAAATGATATCGACTGCTTCATTCATTCGATTTCTCTCTCTAACGCAATATTGTTTCCCCATCAACAGTGGAAACAATACATTTAAGTTGAAAGTCATCACTTTTAAAGAAAATATAAATACAAAGGGGCGAGGATAGTTAAAATTATTTGAGCCGCTTTGAAATCCTTTCTGTTATTTCTTCAATAGCAATTTCTACACCTTCGGTCTTATCATTCAAACGATTCGAATCATAATCACGAAAAATATCTTCCCAACTATCACAACCATGATAACTATAAATCAAATCAAATATATGTTTTTCATTTTTAGAAATGATTAAATAGATATCCAACATTTTTTTTTGATCTTCTAAACTCCAGTCAGAAAAAACATTATTTTGGTCTTTTATTTGATCAAGTCTTTTTATTATACTTTCCATTGACATCTATTATATTTTAAACAAAAATTCTTTTTATATTGTTTTAAAATACTATTCCAATTTATTTGAACATCAATTTATTGGATGTAGAGAAGACATTAAAAATACATTAAAAATACATTAAAAATACATTAAAAATACATTAAAAATACATTAAAAATACATTAAAAATACATTAAAAATATATGTTATATAACTATATGTATTTTAAGAAAACGAAAGACGTCAACCCAGATCAATGGGGTCCTAATTATTGGTTTGTATTGCATTGTACTGCCTATAATTATCCTGAATATCCAAATGCCATCACAAAAAGAAAATATTACGACTTTATACAAAATATTCCATTATTTCTACCAAATCAAACCTTTGGAGAAAACTTTTCAGTTTTGCTAGATAAATATCCCGTCTCACCTTATTTAGATAATAGAGATTCTTTCGTTAGATGGGTTAATTTTATTCATAATAAGGTAAATGTTAGTTTAGGAAAGGCAGAAATATCTCTTTACACAAGTTTAGATATATATCATGAAAAAATGGCAAATACAACTGTGGCAAAGGAAATGTATTTTTCTTTGAATAACGATAATAAAAAACGAATTTTTTATGCCTTACAATTATTTATTTGGATTTGGTTCATATATACATGGATATGATGAGTTATTTTTTCCTTTCACTATATATATGCGTATCGAAATAGTCCTTATATTAGTTTCGACCTTTCTAATGGCAAATATTTACACGGACGGAAAAATATTGAAAAAAGCCCTTTCTTTGAAGAAATATTATCAAATGGCAGGGATATTTTTTGCCGCATTATTTGTTTATTATTTATTAAAAAAGAATCCCTTAAAAACAAAAGAAATTTTGTTAGCATCGAACGAATATGTTAAATACTTACCCATTGATAAAAACACATCAAATATGATTTTACCTATATTGGATTTCACTACAAAATCAAATTTTTATGGTGACGGGATCACTAAAAATTATCCAATAACATCCGTCACAAACAGTAATGTACAACCAATGAATCAACCAGTTAAAGCTACCAAACGTTCAGTCTCTGAAACAAAAAAAAAATTTGTTGCCGCACGGCAAAACTGGAAATGTGGTGATTGTCATAAACAATTGACTGCGAGTTTTGAAGTAGATCATATTGTGAGATTAGAGCACGGTGGAAGTAATCATCAGGATAATTTAGTAGCACTTTGTAGACAATGTCATGGAGATAAAACAACAATTGAAAATTTATAATATTTTTTTTATTTAATGTCTATCCTCCAGACGATGAATACAGAGGTTTTCAAATCCCCTCGGTGATCCGGGGGCACCGAATGGGAAAGCTTAATCATATCTATTATTATTTTTGTAATCACGCATATCAAAGTATTTTGCATTCCTATGCATTTCATAATCATAATTTTTTTGTTTGTCTTTTTTGAATAAAGAAAATCCCAATATCTTATCACACGCAAAGTGTTGTAAAACTATTTTGTTCTCATGGTCCAAGTCTCTATCGGAATTATTTGTTGGTAGTAACCAATAATCACATGGATTTCTAACACATCCATCAAATTTACTGGTATCCATGGCACTGGTGTCTACATCTTTACGTACTATACTGTATTTTGTATGAAACGTAGAATATAAGCTTGTTGGATGTAAATGTATTTTGAATTCTGGACCAAATGAACACTTGGTTCTATCAACATGAACGTCCCAATGATTCAAATACTGCCACTGAGGACGTCCCTTATCATTTGTTCTTGTCACAACAGAACGTCTAATAAATATTTTCATTACAGCACGTTTCAATTCGAATTTAAAATCTGTCTTTGAAAAAACAGTTTGAAATGTACAATCCATTTGATATATCTTGGATAAAATATCCCCTGGCATATCAAATAATGTTTTCATCGTAGTCATCTTTAATTGTGATATTATCACAAACTATATATATATTCATTTAAAAAATTGGAAAAAGTGTTTCAATTTTTTAGATTAATTAAAAGTCGAAACGTTTTTTCTGATTTTTTAAAAAAAATATAAATATATTTTGTAATAAGATAACAATTAAAAATGTACGATTCTTCATTCTATTATGAAATAGTTGTAGAAAATGAAATAAAAATGATTATCCAATTTTCAGAAGAAAATAATGTATACCCTGAAGAGGAATATATGGATTTTGAAAGCTACGAATGTTGGGATAATGACGATAGATACATTTTGTACCGCGATTATACAGGTTATTTATGTATTAAATGTAAAACGATTGATGGAGATATTATTCAGTTTGAGATTGAAGAAATAACGAAATTAGGACCGATTGAGTAATAAAATGATTTTATTGACCAAAAATTTAAAATTAAAAAAAAAATAGAAATAAATATAAATTTTTTTAAATTTAATTTTTTTTTGCCCGTCAATTCAAAATATATATGACCGTTTATTTCTCAAGATGAAAGATAATTTTATTTTAATACAACATTGAAAATTTGAGATCGACCACAACTATAAGTTAAATACCAAACTCTCAGTTGTTCATTAGTCGAACCCAGGTTATCACCAATCATCCAACCAATTTTTTGCAAACCACTATTGTTAGAAAATATAACATTAATCGAATAAACCGACGCTGTATTCGGAAATACTGTTTTTTTAGGAATTTTGCTTATTAAATCATATCTTGGATCTTCTTTTTTTATCTGATTCATGTATTTACCATTTCGGCGCTTTAGAGTACCGTCATATAATAAAATTGCATTGATTATTTCATCAGGAAGGTTATTATACACCGTTTCCATTATTTTCTTATATTATGACAACTAGGAATGAAAGTAAAGTGATATAAAATATCTAAAAAAGCTTTTCAATTTTTTAATTCCTGAGAACAAAAAATTAAATTAAAAAAAAAATACATTTATGAAATTATATCATACACGAATTCAATCGTTTCGCCACTCTTGGACTCCTTGAATTTCCCACTCTTGTCGATGAAACAATTTCACCCATATTTTTCTAAAAGAAAACTCATATTGATTAGTCGAGAGTAGGGTAAAAGATTGATGTTTATTCATAACAGCTATAGAATATGGCATTTTAGCATCTATAGAATATGACGTTTTAACATCTATTATTTCGTCGGGGTTTGTGATGTCTTTTATAATAAATCCCTCGGGTATATTGTGTTGAACTGAACCATAATCGTTTATAAAATCAAGACAAGCATGTTCAGAGTCTATAACACAAATCCGTACAAATAATCCATCGCATAATTCCGATACAATTGTTTCTCCGACAATGATTGAAAAAACCTCGCTCATATTAATGATTGATAATATGTTATTAAATTGTTTTTCAGTTCAATTTTTAATAATTTTCCGTCCAATATTTGATTTGTTCATTTAAGTATTTTATTCTTCCATCCCATTATTTTTGTTTGTTTTGTTTGATAACCGTAATATCTATAGGACAAAGTTAGAAAATTGATTCATATTTTCATTTATAAACAACAAGGCATAAATTAATTAAACACAACAATAATAAAGATTTTATTTCTGATTTTTTTAAAAGGATACAAATATATAGTTTGTAATAAGATAACAATTAAAAATCGAAACGTTATTTCTGATTTTTTAAAAAGGATACAAATATATAGTTTGTAATAAGATAACAATTAAAAATGTACGATTATTTATTCTATTATGAAATACTTCTAGAAAATGAAATAAAAATGATTATCCAATTTTCGGAAGAAAATAATGTATATCCTGAAGAGGAATATATGGATTTTGAGAGCTACGAATGTTGGGATAATGACGATAGATACATTTTGTACCGCGGTTATACAGGTTATTTATGTATTAAATGTAAAACGTTTGATGGAGATATTATACAGTTTGAAGTTGAAGGAATAACGAAATTAGGACCGATTGAGTAATAAAATGATTTTGTTTTAATCTTGATTAAGAGGTATTGATTTTTATTTTTTTCATTTACAAAGAGGTATTGACATGTTTTTCTCGTAATAATATTCGTGAATCATCTCTATAAACTTCGAAAAAATCAATATTGCTATTATAAAGGGGATCGTTATTTACATATTGTTCGTTTGTAAATACTTTCCCGCTAAAGATTCTTGTAGTATTATGTACAATATAAATTATATGAAACGAATTAACATCAAATATTAAAACAGAAAAGTCATTGTCGGGATACATAAGCTCGTCTGATAACCATGTTAGAATACCACGCATTATAAATTGGAAAATATGGGAATCTCCGGGTAATATCCAATAAGATGTGGAAACATAATTTCGTAACCAATAAAACCAAGATTGTATCCTAAGTTCAGTCAGAATTTTCTTTTTTAAAATATCTCGATAAGTAGAGTCATATTCATAAACATGCGCCACTAATTCTTGCGGAAGGATATCGAAATAGGTTGTCATCAATGAGATATATTTCGAATAGACTCTAATTCGTTATTTTTATATATTATTTCAAATTTAAAAATCTATAAATTATCTTACCAAGATAATACAAATAATACAAACTGGAATGAAATCTGGTTACACTCGCTGCGCTCGCCGGCGCCGAAGGCGCATCATCAAAAATATCTATAGGACAAAGTTAGAAAATTGATTCATATTTTCATTTATAAACAACAAGGCATAAATTAATTAAACACAACAATAATAAAGATGACTTATTTTCAGTTACTTCCACAAGATTTATTGAACAAAGTTTATGAGTATGACAATACATATAGGGAAATATTCAAAAACGAAATATCTATCGAAATATGGGAAAAATCATTCGAATTTTGGTTACGTTATCATCACAGAATAGATTCTAGACAAAATTCTCTACTACCAATTATAATGCCAATTATGTTCAATAGATTGTATTTTGATAATGTATTGAAAATAAGAAAAAAACCAAAGATTGAAAATTCGTTTAATATTGTATCTAGTAAGAAAGATAAATATTATTACCTGCTAAGGGACATTAAACCGTATCCGAGTGATATCAAATTTAACATATCAGATAAATGTATTTTTGTAGAAATCGGTTATGAATGTTTTGAAGGAGAAATTTTCAATGATAAAAAAAAAGCGATAGCTGAACAAAAACAATATTATGAATCATTTCCCACCGGAAGGGTCCATTCTGATGGAACAGTATTCGTGATCGAGCGTCGTGATTGGTAGCGAACTTAACGATTTATGAACGATCGTAATATTCTATTGTGGATTACGAGTTTTTTTATCGTGTAGAATATTGGGATGACAAGTCTATAAATCGAATTATACATCTGAAATCAAAAATCTGTAGAATATATAACAATATGATTAACATCATCAACAACAACCTCAAGAACATAATATCAATTGTTTCAATATTGGTTCTTGGTATTTTTTTATACAATATATCAAATAATACACAAGATGATGATAAGACTTATTTATATGTTTTGACGATATTATTACCATTTATCGTTTTCTTTTCTTATTCATCTAGTCTTATAAGCAATTCGTTTAATAAGGTCATTATCCTTGGTCTTATTGTATCAATCTTTATCATAAACATTTTATATTATTTATTCACGGTATTTCATTTCCCATTTGTCTTTGTTTTATTTTTATCCTATTTTTTCATTACAAGTATTATATTAATTACTTTAGCTATATTTTTTCAAATCTTTTCCAAGTATCTTATAAAAATCGGTGGTATTCCTAAATTTTTCGTATTATTTATTTTTTACATACCATGTTTATTGATAGATTTAATTCATTTATTTAGGGAACAACTTAAAATAACGCCTAATATCACATATACCTTGTTCATATTGGAGATTATATTCATTGTCATTTACATAATCATTAGCAGATATATAAATTTACCTGCAAAAAATACAATTGAATTACATAAAGATGATTTCTTTCTAGATACCAAGAAAACGTTACAATTAAATTCTATTGAAATGATTGGTAATAAAAATTATTCTATCTCTTTTTGGGTATTTATGAATACACCAATAACAAAGAGTCAATTTCCACTTTTTTGTTATGGTAATCAATTAAATCCAAAACCCATGATGACCTATGGATATGATGAAGGTGAAAAACAATATTTATACACTATTTTTTTCAGTAGAAAAACAAGTATAAAGATAACAGTACCAAATCAAAAATGGAACTATTTTAATTTCAATTATAACGGTACAAACGTTGATTTGTTTATTAATGGTATTTTAGAAAGATCAATTAATCTGTCAAATGATATGCCTACATATGATCTATCAAGTGATATTTCGATTGGTAGTAATAAAGAAAGCATTAATGCTGTCATTTCAAATATTTCATTTTGTAAAATACCCTTGAGTACCCTTCAAATTTTAGGTATTTATCGATTAGGTAAAATATATTCTTAAAAATGATCATGTAGTGATTTTTAACGTTCATCGTCTGGAGGATAGACATTAATAAAGCATTCTATGTTTAACCAGAAATATTTCATTATCAGAATAAAGCAAATCATCTTTGTAATCACTATAGTATCTTTCCCAATTTTTTTTAGAAAGTGCAAATCCACTAAATATCACAAGATTTATTTCGAATTTTATGTAGATATGATAAAATTGTCCAAATGTTTCAACTATCGATACCATTAGATCACTTGGGTGATAATTATTGAAATAAAATGATTCATTTATTTTACATATGTCGATTGAACTTCTAAGAATTGTATAATATGAATTATACGATTCTTTTACTTCTGCCCAGAAAATCTCAAACCAATATGGTATTATGCACCGACAGATACTTTTAGCAAATGCATCATCATAAATGAAATTTATATTTGATCGATATCTTAACTTAACGTCATGATTTCTAAACCAAACTATCCATGCTTTCTTGGTAACTTCTTTTAATACTTTATTTTTAAAAATTTCTTTATAAGTGTTATCGTATCCATAAATATGACTCAATACTTCCGTTGGAAGACATCGTAAATAAGTTGACATTTTAAATTTAACTGTATATTATTTAATTTATGAAATAAAAAGCCAATCAATTTTTTAATATAACACAATCAAAATCATTAGACATGATTATTTTTATGAATTATAAATAGTAATACAATATTTTTTGAGTGCTATTATCATTTTTTAATGGGTATGAAAAGTTACAAAAACAATTGATAAAGACTATATTAGAAGTAAATAAATATTTATATATGAATAATATATAAAGTCAATGAGCAAAATAATTGGTTTAGGTGTTCTAGTAATATTTTTATCCTTCATATTATTGTATTTTTTCAATAATAGTGTCACTAAATTGGCTACATTTACAAGTTTAAGTAAAGGTAATGTTGTTGTTCCAATTCCTACTTCAGCTAGTCCATCCACATCAAGATATGCTTTAGGAATATGGGTATATGTGAATTCATGGACGATGAATAACAGTAATAAAATGATATATGAACTTCCCGGAATTGTTTCTTTGTATTTAGACACTACAAAACCAGTTTTGAGAGCTAGTTTTTCAACCGGTGATATAATTGAAATAACGCAAAACTTTGCAATACAGAAATGGAGTTATGTTACAATCAGTGTTGACAATACTTATGTTGATTTATATATTGACGGTAAATTGATAAAATCAATTAAATTAAGTGCTACACAATCAAATAGTACCGATCATAACGTTTATATCGGTGGTAAGTCTGCTTCTATGAATGATATCAATATTGCAACTTTTAAGCGTTGGATAAATCCATTATCACCACAAGAGGTGTGGAATGAATATATGAAAGGAAACGGAGGAATAGGTAACATGTTTAATCATTACGGTGTTAATGTGAATTTACTCAAAGATAATGTGAGTACAAGTACATTTAAACTGTTTTAATGTCTTATACTCATAATGAAAATATTATAGTCTACGACATAATATATGACAACTCAATTTTTTGATTTTCGTCTATTTCCAATGATTTTTCTTGTTCTTCTATATAGGTAATATATTTATTCAATTCTAAAATAGTTTCCTTGGGTAAAAATGATAAATTAATGTAAATACCATTTCTATTTTCATTTATTTTTATTGCTTTATTACACTTTAATATTTTAAGAATTTCTATGTGTTGGATTTTGTTCATTTTATCTATTGAACATTTTATAATTTCCAAAGATTTTTCATCAATTTCGTTCTCAATTGCCTGAATATTCATTGTTTATAATGAATATTTAAGTTTTATATTGTTTTCATCAGATATATATATAATTCACAAACAAAAACAATATCTTACATGATTGACACAAAAATTAAATTTAATGTCTATCCTCCAAAATGGATATAAAGATATGCATCCAACTTTATGAATAAAATGAAAATACAATCATTACTACAAATTGATGATTTACGTAATACAATAATCGAATATGTAAATACAAATGATACGATTTCATTGGGTAAGATATTGAACATAAATTTTCTTATTTATCACAATTTTAATGTAGATTTTTGTACAATTTTAGATATTACAAAGATAAAAACAACAAGTAAAGAAATAATTTTACGCATGGGTAAAAAACTGACTTCACAGGATTTGTATTACAAGTACTGTCGTTTGAATATTACCAAGAACGATAGGTTTTATAGGGGTCTTGTAAGAAGACAAGAAGAAATAGGAAAAACAAATCTTTTTGAATTAATTTATAGCAGTATATCTTTTATTTTTGCAAGAAAGGCGATTGAATTACTTGAATTAAATAAAATAAATATCAATTTTAATATTATTGATTTAAAAATAATTGACGATGAAGTTCTAAAATATTATAAAACTTTATTTGAAAGTGATGTAAACAAAAAAGAATTTTGTCAAAGATGTGGTTTACATGGACACAGTACTGTATCTATGGATAAATGTGGACTATATGATAAAATCTACTCACGTAATTCATATTCTATCATTGCACGTCTAAATGAAGTAAAAGAATTGAAACAGACAAAAAAATTCAATTCATTTGATACTTTACGTTTAAACAAATTCATTGAAACTACTGAAGAAAAGAAACTAAAAGAGTTACAAAAAGCCTCAGAAATTTTTTCGACTTTTGAAGCCGACCAAAATTTGGAATTATCAACAGAATTACATTCTTATCAGTTACAAAAAGCCTCAGAATTGTTTTCAACTTTTGAAGTTGAACAAAATTTGGAATCATCAAAACAATTGTTTTCAACTTTTGAAGCCGAACAAAATTTGAAATTATCAACAGAATTTCAAAAATATATGCAAACAATAAGGAATTTCAAACCGGTGTATTCAGAGTATTCAGAAAGCAAATATACTTACAATTCAAAACAATATATTTGTTTGGAAGAATATACTTACAATTCAAAACAATATATTTGTTTGGAAGAATATACTTACAATTCAAAACCACATATTTGTTTGGAAGAATAAAACGATCATTAATTAGATGATAATTATTATCTAACAATATCATTTGATATAATAAATAGATTTAAAGATATGGAGACATATATATAAATGAATTTAACTATGGAAGAATATATAAAATTTGATACTGTTACACCTGAAATGATTGCATTATTTGACAAGTATATGTTAATGCCATTAGATGATAAAAAAAAAGATGATAATCTTCTACCCAATATAAGGAAAGATGATAGTTTTATTCCCAATATAAGGAAAGATGATAGTTTTATTCCCAATATAAGGAAAGATGATAGTTTTATTCCCAATATAAGGAAAGATGATAGTTTTTACCCTAATAAAGAAGATTCATTGTTTTGGTGTTTATTTATACATAAATATAAACTTGCCGAGTTTTTGGATCAGAAAACCAAATATAAAAACCGTGAACTTGACGAAAAATTTAAATGCGTAGACTATTTAAAATCAAATTTAAATTGTTTAAGAATAATGAGGATAACTAAAAAAGATACTCAAGAAATAATGGGTGATTTGGTAACAAATAAAACTACCATGTTTTCACTTCATGGTTTATGTGCGTTTTATAATTGTAATATCATCATGGTAAATAAAAAAGATGAAACATTTGTCGAATATACTCATGATACAGCAATCGATACGTGTATTATTTATAAAAATAATTCATTATTAAAGGATGAAAAGTCTTACTATAGAATTGATTTAGATACAAATGATGATAAAATAAGGGAAATAAGAGAAAAATATTTAAAATTTGAATCCTATAAAAAACCTCTTAAATCAATATCAATGTATAAGTTATTAGATTTAGAAAGTTTGGCAAATAAAATGAATATAGAGACATCAGGATTGAAAAAAAAGGAAATCTATGATGCTATTTATACAAAAATCTTATAATTGAAAAAAATGAAAAAATTGAACGTGTTATAAACTAGTATAAAAGTATATATATATTATATCATAACAAATCGATCATAATTTAAATATGGAAGAAAAGAATAAATTTCAGCATATTTTGAAAGAATATTTGAACAAAATTAAAAATCCCGAAAATAATAAAGTCCCAGAACTTGAAATAAGGTTTGGTGGTAAAAGAGATAAAATAAGTAAAATCGATTTCGATAATGTTATCAAGTATCTATATAATGCAGGGTTTTCAACAAATAATAAAGACGGTGAATATCTTTTAAGAATAAAAACTCCTGAAATTAATTATGTAGATAAAGACAAATTAAGAAAATCAAAAGATAGAGTTGAAATTATCGGTATCGATTTGATACAATCTTATTGTCAAAAAAAAGAGGATCTAAATTTGCTATTTAGTTTACCCCAATTTAATTCATCATTAAAATTGGTAAAATTTACAATGAAGGGTGATTATAAAGATGAAAATGATGACTATCTAAAACCCGTTGATTTCAACGATTTTGGGTTTCGTGTCAGTTATCAATATGAGTATGATAGTAAACCTGAATCACCACGAAATAAAGATGTCGTGACAAGATGGGTTGAACTTAAAAAAACATTTCGTTTTCTGAATAGAGTAAAATTTACCCATCCGACATATCCAATAAATGCTGATTTATCAATCATACGAGGGTCTAGAAAAACCGATTTTCATGAATACAAATCTAGTTATAATATGCAAGAAGCCGGTGTCTTTGATAATGAAGAAACATATGAGATTGAACTTGAAATTGATAATACCCGGTCTTTAAATTTGTCTCCAAAAGAATTGATGATTATGGTACGTAAAACTATCCGAATCATTTTATCTGGATTACAATGTAGTAATTATCCAATAGGTTATAAAGAAAAAGATCAGGTTTTGGATTCATATATGCGTTTAATACATGGTACTGAATATGTCAAAAAAATGCATTCTAGTAATAATGACTTTATTGGACCTAATTCTTTAACCTTACAAATTGACAATATATTAAAAAATGAATTAGAAAATGTCATACCTAATATCAGAACAAATTATTCTGTTACTGATAAGGCAGATGGAATGAGAATGCTATTATATATTTCAAAGGAGGATAAAATATATTTAATTGATACAAATATGAATATTGTATTTACGGGTGTTGTTCTAAATAAAGAAACAAAAAAAGATTTTAAAGATACTTTGTTAGATGGTGAATTTATTAAACATGACAAAAATGGATCAATTATAAATCTCTTTGCAGCCTTTGATATATATTATCTTAATGGAACTTATGTAGCCAACCTCCCATTTAAAATGCCTGAAGTAGTAGACAAATGTCGCTATGATATTCTACGTTTATTCATAGAACAATTTAAATTCGATTCAGTTACAACTACAAACATAACTGACGTCCATAATCCTTGTCATTTTCATATAAAATGTAAAGAATTTGAATTTACTTTCGAAAAATCAAATATATTTCATGCGTGTAAAATGATTGAATCAAGGATAAGTGATTATGAAAAAGATGGATTGATATTTACACCAACAAATAGTCCTGCAGGTGGTATAGAATCGTTAAAACAAAAAAGAACGTGGAATGAATCTTTCAAATGGAAACCCCCAAAATTTAATACCATTGATTTTTTAGTTAGAATTAAAAAGAATGAAAAAGGAGTAAATGCGGTATACAATGTTTTGATAGATGGCGAAATAATTCAATATCAGACACTTGAGTTGATGTGTGGATTTTCAAAATATAGTGATGGACATATGAATCCAATGCGCGACCTTATCAATGATGAAATCCCTGAAATAGATGAAAATCTACGAGAATATAAACCTGTCAAATTTTATCCATCCAATCCATCCGATGATAACGCACATTTATGTAATATTATTCTAAAAGATGATGTCATGAAGACAGAAGATGGTGAATTTTTTGAAGGAGATATGATTATTGAATTTAAATATGAAATTACAAAAGTCGGGTTAACAAACGATAGATCATGGAATTGGATACCAATACGTGTTCGATATGATAAGACAAGTGAATTAAGAGCATCCATGAAAGATAAAAGGTTGAAACCTAACTTTGGAAATTCTTACAAGGTAGCAAATAGTAACTGGAGTTCAATACATAATCCTATTACCGAGAACATGATTTTCGAAGGCAAAGATATTCCAACTTCATCAGATAATGGTATATATTATAATAAAACAAGTAGGGAAGAAACAATCACTCGAAATTTAAGAGATTTCCATAATCTATACGTGAAACGACGATTGATTTCTGGAGTTGCATCACAACTGAATGAAAATAAACGTACACTTATTGATTATGCTGTCGGAAAAGGAGGTGATTTATCCAAATGGACTGAAAGTAAGATATCATTTGTATTTGGAATAGATATTAAAAAAGATAATATTCATAATCAAATCGATGGAGCGTGTGCAAGATATTTAAATGAAAAGAAAAAAAATCCAAAATTTTTCAAACCAAAAGCATTATTTGTTGTTGGAAATAGTGGATATAATATTCGTAATAACTCCGCCTATGGTGAAATTTCGGGAAGTATTGATGAAGAAATTTCAAATGCTGTATTTGGTATTGGGGATAAAGGCAAATTAGGAAAAGCGGTTCAAGATCAATATGGTGTAGCGGTTAATGGATTCGGTATTAGTTCTGTTCAATTTGCACTTCATTATTTCTTTAAAAATAAAGATACGGTTCATCAATTTATGCGCAATATATGTGAATGTACATGTACAAATGGTTATTTCATTGGAACATGCTATGATGGTAAGACTATTTTTGATAAATTGAAAATTTCTAATAATAATAATGATGATGATAATATCATTGTCATGACAAAAGATAAAAAGCGGAAAATGTTGGAAATAAGAAAAGAATTCTCAGAAAGTGGATTCGATGATAATACACCATGTCTCGGGTATACGATTAATGTTTGGATGGAAAGTATTAACCAATGGTTTCCCGAGTATTTGGTTAATTTTACATATTTAACGAGATTAATGAAAACCTATGGATTTGATCTTATAACAGACATTGAAGCTAATAAAATGAACCTACCGTATAATACTGGTATGTTTTCGGATTTATATAGTAAAATGAATTCAGAAAAGAATAAAACAGATTACAAGGGTGCAATTCATATGACCGATGAAGAAAAAACAATTTCATTCTTAAACCGCTATTTTGTTTTTAAAAAAATTAGTCAAGTAGACGTTAATTCTATACAGGAAGCCATGGGAGAAATCATGGATCTAAATGAAATGACTGAAACAAAAAAAATAACCAGATTACCTAATAAGATGATTATTAATAATACAATGAATATGAAACAAGATAAAACAGAATATAATGGTATTGATAATAAACAAAAAGTAATATTTGGTAAAACGAAAATCGTCATCAAAAGAAAAGCTAAAATATAATATAATGTATTATGGATTTAAACAATATACATTAACTATTAATATTAAGTATGGTTATTTGGACCGTAATCGAAAAACTATTCGATATATCAAAAGTTCTTTTCTTAACTACATTGATAACATATGTGGGATATACGTTTCAAGATAACATAAATACCATAAACGATCAAAAAATCAAGATAGCGGACATGAATGAGGAGTATTATATATTGAGACACGAATATGATAGAAGTATCGTACTTTTGAAAAGGGATAACTATACCATGTATAGAAAACTACAATATGCTTCGAAGAAGAATATTCGTTTTATATAACAGGAACAACCACTATAATTACGCAATATCCAACCCTACCCTAAATAATGTATATAAAATGTACATTGTCGATTCTTAACGTTAGGTCGTTATTATTAATTAAATCATTTTCGAACAATAATATTAATTTAATTTTGTACACGATTATAATAAATAAAATGATATAAAAACTAACACATATATATATTAACCATTATTTATATCTATCTTATCGATATAAATCTTTGTTGAACTTTTATATCTATCGTATTGATAAATAATTTTTTCCGATTTTAAGGGTTTTATAATAGTTATTTGCACCCTCCGATTTTAAGGGTATGATATCATATAGTTTGCCGAGATTACACCCAGATATAATTATTTCGATGGACATTACTAATGATATTGAAGAAAAAAAACATAGTTCGTTGGAATTCTATTTCAATGATATTGAAAAAAAAAAAATACAAAAAAATGAAAAATACAAAAATTGGGATTTATGTAAAGGATGTACAAATCCATATGAATATTTAATGACACCAATTCCTGATAAATTAAATTCAGTTTCAAAATATAAACCATTTTCAAATTTTTACTTTGAAATGGTTGAAATTGTTAATTTTTTTCATCTTATTCAGGAAACACAACCTATAAATAATTTAATTTTATGTCCAGCAACTTATTTAGATGATATTAAGTATCTACGAAAAAACAATATTGGTGATGATTATACTATAATAAGTGATATAGCACTTGATGATCTGGATCATATTCTTAATTCTAATATCTTATCTCATGATGCTAAATGTAATAATGGTGAAACCACTATAATGGGGCAATCAGTAGAGTTGAATCTAAAATATAAATCTTCTTTTGATTTTATAATCACGGATTTTGATATGTGTTCTAATTGTGACATTTATGCAAAAATATGCTATATACTTTGTGGACAAAAAGAAGGTGGAGATTTGGTGGCAAAAATATCAGATACTCACAATTTATTTATGATACAAATAATTGGGTTATTGTCATCCATGTATGAGACAACACACATTTCAAAACCATCAGTATCAGATTGTCATACTTCAGTAAAGTTTTTAGTTTGCAAAGGATTTAGACATTACCTTTCGGAAAGAAATTATCCTATTCTCAAAAAAAATCTGACTTTTTTGATTAAACGTCCTAAATTATGTACCATAAACATCTTTCAAACTAACAGTAATATCATTAATATTTTCTTTATAAACACTTTAAATGAAATTACAGCTATAATGACAAAAAAACAAATCGAAAATATACATTTAACCTTAAATGCGATGACAGTGGATGGAAAAAAAAATTTAATATTAAATAAAACGACAGAAATAAACTCAAAACAGAAAAATTTGATTAAAATTAACGTAGAAAAATGCGTTCAATGGTGTATATTTCATAAGATTGAATTATTTGTTTTTTAAGATATATTCTTCGTTAGGAGCAATATAATTAAATATTTTGTATATAGTTAAACTCTACTATCAAATGATTATCGTTTGCAATCAAATGATTATCGCTTGAAACTAGTTATTGAACAAAATTGCATTGTTTCCGTATTCTTTTTTGATATTGGGGTTATCTTTGTAGGAAATGCCAATTTATTTTTGTATGTGAAAATACTATCTGATATTCCATAAGCCATAGCATTTGCTACGGCTGAACCAAATGGTAAAATTGATTTGCCGGCATTTGATGTGATTGTATTATATTTCTTTCTCTCTATTAACGCTGATGATGAAACTGAACCCTGACAAGCGAATTGAGAATTATTAGGTTTATATATATACCCGTTAGTATAGATATTATTATGTGACTCTATTGTACCAGGTTTTGAATTAATGTTACCGCTTTCTAAATAATTATTTTGGCTTTGTTGAAACGAAATCTTTCGTCGTTGTAAATATTGATTTGTATCTGCATTATAGTTTTTATTGATAATTCCACTTGTTCTTATACGCTTTACTGCGTTTGTTTGAACTGAGTCGATTCCTGGTATACAAATATTTTTTTGATTATTTTTATTAACATCTTTGTAATTAATAACCAGACTATCATCTAAATTATAGACACTTGATACATATCCATTAGGATTCTCCAGTTGACGTATAGTTATTCCTAATCTTGAGGAACAATTGGTCTTTAAATGAGGTGTTGATTCCCTCCTGTAAATTTTCAATGGTGGTGATTTGTGTAAATTTTCAGGTGAAATGATTGTTGAATTTGTGTTCATTTTCACAGAAGAAATAATTTGATAAAGCGATTTTTCCTTCCAAGATATATTTGATGACATTATTATATTATTATATTATTATATTATTATATTATTATATTATTATATATTATAATATATCAATAATATGTATAGATGAAGATTAAAAAATTTTTATGTTGCAATTGTTTGAAAAGTAATCACGCCAAGTCCTATGGAAATAAAGTGATAGATATTACTGTACATGAAACTATAGGAATCCGTAGAAAAATAAAAGATAAGATTGTCATTGATTATTCAACCAGGTTGTGGTTAAATGAAATAGATTTTTCACTTGATATACACAAAAATAGGACATCAACTTTTTCTGATAGCCAAATAGAAAAAGAAATAGATCCAAATAAAATACAAGAAGATGCAATAGAAAGCATACAAATAAAACTCATTAATCATTTTAAATTAGATGAAGATGATATGAAAATAATTGAAGGTTGTAATGTGAAAGAGATGGAAATAATAATAAAATTATATTCCCGATTACTAGATAATTATTCTAATTATATATCATCTATGTGTGATGTTTCATTGGACATTGAAAACGTAAATAATTATAATTTAAGTATTGACGAAGTTTTTGAAATATATAGATTATCTTTGGAAAAATGTTCAAAAGTTATAATTACATTAATGGAAACTTCGAATAAAGAACAATGTATCAATGATGTTTTAAACGTCTTTTGTAACGCTATCAATGAATGTTCAAAAATTATAATCAGTATTTGTTCAAAAAATAAATCAACATCAAATGATACTAAAAAAGCGTTTGAAATCATCACTTTATGTAATAACACTCATATAAGGTATTGTGAAGCAATTGGTTATCTCTCTAATACATAATATAAACAATATAAACAGTATTCGTCCAATAATTTAATGAATGAACCATGGCGGTCATTACTTGTAAAAAATTATACAAATATAAATAGCTTTCATCACGATACATCAATGCATCATGAGAGTAAGATATCATGCGCGAATTATCCAGTTGGGTTTGATATGGGTGAAGTCATTGTAACAAGGGTTCCTTGTGGAGTAGGAGAGATTAATGATATACCTTATATAAATATATCTCATAACATTTCATCATTTAAAAAAAATTGTATTTCCTTTTTGAATAGTAAAGAAAATAATGTCATGAATGGTATATTCTCAAATATAGTTTATTCGGATTCTAATGCAGTATTCAATGGGATACATTTAAAATTTCCTATTAAAGAACTTATACTAAATACTAAACAAGTCAATGATATATGGAAATATTGTCATTTTTCACAAATAACCAATATTTTAATCATTGAAAGTGTTATTAAGATAGAGCATGATATTATAGAGTATTATATGTCTTACTATAATATTAGAAAGAAACCAATTTATTCGTTAAAGAATCAGTTGAAATCGGGTTATTTTAAAACCACAAATAATGATAAAATATTTAATCATCATATATTAAAAATATCTGGTGTTTGGGAAACTAAAAATGATATTGGTTTGACTGTAAAAATAATAAATTAGGATTATAAATGTCCTCTCTTTTTTTTATCATATTATATATTAGATTTATATATATAATAAATGTATATATGTCAGTGGTAAAGTTAGATATTAGTAACAATAATTTACATTTTAGTAACAACAATCTTTTATTTTTATTACTAAACATAGTTGGTCATGACCCAATACACGATTTCGGAAAACCTCATGAAAAAAAATGGCAGGAAGTAAAGTCAGATTTAGGAAGGGCTCAGGCTAATCTAATAATAAATATTGAAAATGATGAATATGAAGATAAGACAGTGATCTATGATATGAATCCTTTCAATTCTGATAATGAAATGGTCATTGATGGTAATAATGATTATAAAAGTTTAATAGATAAAAGTGATAATGTTGTAAGTGATACTATTCTTGGTAATTATGAAGATGTAATATATGAAACCCCTATTTATTGGAAAGAAGAAGTAACGACTGGTGGGGCACCAAAACGTGAAAGAACTGGTAATATCAAGCGAAACGAAAAATATTATATAACATTTTTACCAATAATTGGATACGATAATCAACATTCAATCGATGAACTTGTTCAAGACATAGAATGTGCTATTCTATTAAAATTATTTAATTTTATAACAGATACCACCACTCCCATTTTGAAAGGGGGGGTTGTACCAAATGTGCAGAGAGAAATAAATAATATGAAAGGTGATAAGAAAAAAAATCAAAGAAGTGAAAATGGTACGGTCAAAGAATTTGCCAATTCAGCACAAAAATTCGAATCAATTACAATTTCATTTTTATGTGATATATTAATAAATATTGAGAGTCTAAATATAGAAGAAATAGAATTGTATGAAAATATTTCATCAAAATTGCATAATTATTTGAGTAAATGTAATATCATTGATTTTACATATAATAGTATCAAAAGAAAATTATTGAGTATAATTCGATGCTTTTTTGATACTAAATCTATCGAGATGGTTATTAGAAGTCTTATTGATGAAAATATTACCATAACCGGTGGTACTTACATGACAGGTGGAAAAAATAAACAAGTATATTTTGATATCAATGACCGTAAAAAATATGAAATTAAAGATCTCCATGGAAAAATAAAAGGACTCAATAATGACATTAGATTATTTGTGGAAGAAATTGATGAGAGAGTTAAAGAAGAATTAAGAAAAAAAATAATTAATTACGCAAGTATTGGTAATCATAATAACAAAACTATCGAAGAATATAAAACTTTTTTAAATTATGAACTACCGAAATCAAGTCAATCATCTCGCTCAAGTTTAAAGAATAAACAAATTACTTCCATACAAATAACTCTTGGTACCTTCTTTAAAAAATTAAATGATAAGAATAAATTAATTGAGAATGAAGAAACTAAAGAAAGGGAAGCATCTGAAAAAAAGAGACACGCAGATCTTGTAGGTGCATTAACCGAAAAAGAAAAAATCTTTGTCAAACATTTTATATCATTCATAGCAAAAAGTGCTTTATATATGACTGGAATATGTGATTCATCCGGAATCGAAAATATGGAAATTGAAAAAAATCATATTTTGGAAGAAGAAATAAGAATATTAAGAGCACAAATAGATGAAGATAACTGGAATGATGGTAATAATGGAGGTACAATGCAAGATACTCGACTTTATGATTATATAAAAAATAGTAAGGATACTTATATCGATATTTCAGGTAATACAGTTGAAACAAAATTAAATGAAATACTTGAAAAACAAGGTAGTGATTTGAAGAGTATAATTGATAATGCAGCGACTTTGATTGTTGATGATTTTAAAAATAAAACATTTTGCCCATTTACATCTATACTTGATGGTATGTCAAAGTGTTCATATGAAAAAGAGAAAAAAAATGGTGGCACTTTAGAATATGGCAACATGGATTTCAAATTATGTAATGAAAAAATAGATAATTATTACCGTGGATCTCTTACAATAAAAGAATCAAAAAAAATAGATATCAATTTAGTTATAAAATTAGGAATTTTTAACATCAATGCTGATGCATTAAATCTTGAATTAAATTCGAAAAAATTATCAGCTCCTTATGTTTTGGCTGATACAATAGAAGCAATTATTGAAGCTATAGGAAAACTCGAAGAAGAAGATGTGAGAACGGCACCAAATATTTTTATAATGATGTTCAATAAGAGCATACTAAATAAAACAAATTATTTTCAAATTTTTTTTGGAAGAATATTATTGAAGGGTGCTGGAGATATATTTCAAGAAATCAATGCGATTGCACTGCATGGTGGATATGTTAAAAAAGGGAATAAAACGAATAAATATAATCCTTTCGATGAAAGTGGAAATGCATTACGTTGTTTTGTTGCGAATGACAGAGTTTCAGTCATTCGTTTTTTATTTATAAAAAAATGGGGGAGAGAAAATGAAATAAATTCAAAAGCTTTTGGAGGTTATGTTTTAAAAAACAATTCATCAAAAGAAAACAATCTTGCTAATAACAATATAGGTATCTTACTTCCTACAGTAACAGGTGGTTCATCAATATTAAGAAAAAAAAGTTTAAAAAAACAAACCAGAATAACAGCTATTAAAAACAATAGAAGAACAAAAAAAAAAATTAATATTGGTAAAACGGTTACTATCAATATAACAATGTAATTTCTATGTCTTAATCTCCTGATGCAGTGATAAATTGTATTAAAAAATAACTAGAATTTCGTTCCAGTTATTTTTTTCCACGCTAAATATTGTATCTTTCCTTGTACAACTGCACATAGCTCTTACCTGGCGGATTAAACGGTTAGGATTAATTCACAAAACATTTATATTATTGAACATTGTTATGGTCATAATCGTAAACAACATACCGGTTATTGATGTTTAGATGAACTCGTTGTATTGAATGTGAATTTCTAAATGGTTATTTTATAATGAATAACAATTACATTATAGCAAATATAAAGTTGCCCATAAAAGTTAATTTGGATGGTTCATATGATATATTAAGTGATAATATTGAAATAGTATTTTCAAATAATAATGATCATGTACTAGAAGAATCAAAAAATGACAAGGATTCACAAATACAATTGAAGACATTAATAGCCGAAATAGCTACCACCGTTATAGCAAATCCTGTTGAAATACCAAAACGATACAGTAAGACATTAACAAATATTTCATTTAAAAACCAACATAAATCAAATAAATTAAAGAATTTCACATCAAAAAAACATTTCATGATTTAATTTGGCATAAATCGTTGAAACTTATCAACTTTTAAAGGATGGGGTAAAACAAGAGGTACTTTCTCACATATAGATAAAGTATGTAAATTCTTAATCATTGGAATAACACTACTTTTTTTATTAACTAGATTACATGTCCCTATACCAAAAAGTTCTGATTCAATATCGGCTGAATTTTTCGATAAAAGCGTATTTGATAATCTTCCACCAATAAGACCTGTGCCAGGGAAACAACTTAAATCATTAACTCTACTTCCAATATAACTATTATATTCTCTCGTTTTTTCATGTTTAAACTGTTCTAATTCATATTCACCTGGTGAGTTTTTATTTTTTGTAAATGACATATATAATAATATAGTAAAATAATCATTCATTTACGAAGCAATTTCATCAAAGAGGAAAATGAGTCATTATTATCTAAAGGTTTAGTAAAAAATGACATTAAACATTTATTGAATAAATAAAAATAATCGTATGAAAACAATACAGCTAAACCCAAAGTATTATCTTCTGAAAACATTGTTCCGGCAGCAAGTGAATATAATTCAATAAAACGTGGTTCAGAACTTGTTTTGCTATAGATACAATCCAAAAATGTTTTAAATGAATTATCATTATATTCTTTCAATGTAACTTCTGGATTAATCTTGTTGATCAAATTAAAAATACTTTGCTGATATTCGTTATCATTTTCATAAATTTGCATTTACATATATCATTTATTATCATCAAATTTTAAACTCAAAAATTAATCACACTCTTATTGTGTGATTAATCAATTATATACCGCTAAATTCATCGGGAGAATATAGACTTAACGTCTGCGACGAGAACTGCGGCGAGAACCTTTTCTCTTGGATGAAGTCTTTCTTCTTTTACCTCCTGTCCTTCTTCGGCGACTTCTTCCACCAGTAATTTCAGAGAATGAGAGAGAACTTGCCATTTTGATATATATTACATAAACATATTTTATTGGTTGTATAATGCCTAAATAAGAATATCTAAATAATAACGCCTAAATAATAATATCTAAATAATAACGCCTAAATAATAATAACGCCTAAATAATAATAACGCCTAAATTAAACTATATTTAAGCTTTTATCTCCCGTTCGGTGCTAGTAGCAATTATGTGACAGCATAATGAGAGGTAAAATATTATGCTTTCCTCTCCTATTCGTATGAAATGAAAGTCATTGTGTATGCTCATATAAATAATAAAATCTTTTATGGTTTTGTAAAATATAGATGCATATAAATCATAATTGCGATATACACAAAAAGTTTCTTAGTATCATTTTTGAGTTTTTCGTATTCGAGTTTGAGTTTCAAATTTTCGAGTTTGAGTTTTTCGTATTTTAGTTTATTATTCTCATTTTCAAGTTTGATTTTTTCATACTCGAGTTCATTGCTTTTTTTTGTTGTACAATCATCACATACTATCATAAAACCATCATTATAACCATCATCAATGCTACTATACACACTACTGTCACTTTCACAGTCAATATCACAACTACTTTCACTATCAAATCCACTATCATGAATAACTTTAATTTCATTTGCTCTTTCTATTTTATCAATTTTTTGTATTCTCTTTAATTTTTTTATTTTTTTTTCTTTAACATAAGAATCATATTGATTCACAGGATTTCTTTTTGAATCCCAAAATGTGGATAAAAACTTTAAAATTTTAGGTCTTTTTTCGTCCTTATATACACGTTTTCGAATTTCGAGGAAAGCGTCATATTTGTGTAATTCATCTACATTTCCACAATCTCCACAAATACCGTGATAACAATCAAAACAGAAAGGTCCATCATTTTCGTCTACATATTCGTGACATTTACAATACCTCATTATATACTTTATCGTGAGTATTCTTTAAATAGTTTTATATATATCCAATTTTATTTTGATACCAAGACAATTTTTTTGACTCCATTAAAGTAACGTCATTTTATTAGCATCTGGTTACACTCCAAAACAGTTAACACCAAATTGATTATTTGTGATGCTCTTTGTTGTGAAAACCTCTGTGTCTATCTCCAACGATGCACTTTTTAACGTTCATCGTCTGGAGGATAGACATTCTAATGGATGTTACTTCAATTATTATTCATCTTGTCGTTTAAATCTCGTGTTGTTTTTCCACCACGAACCCAACCATCCAGTGCAGATTCTTGAACTGTGAATCTTGAATCATTCACTTTTTCAATCATATTCTTATCCGTCGGGTACATTGTATGATTCATAAAACTCTTATCCATTATGGTGGATACACTTTTTCTTTCAGTAATAGTTTCTCCTTGCTGTAATTGAGACTCGACTTCAGTGTCACAAGACCCCCTACCAAGAAACGGAACAGTCAAAAATTGTCGTTGATTCAAATTAAGTTTATCTAAAGGTCTTTCTTGTTCTTTATTAATATTAAGCATTGAATCGAAATCAATCAGATGTCCATTTAAACCTTTACCATTAACTTGTCCATTCAATGTCATAGTTGGTTGTTGTATTGCAAATTTAAGATCATTTTCCGTGATTGATTCTGAAAAAAAACTCGACAATGAATAGTTGGCAAATCTCGAATTCTGTAAATTCCGTTGAGTATTATCAGTTACATCATCACTTATTCTATCAAGTTTATTGAAAGTATAATTACTTGTATACATGTTATAAAGTATATGTATACATAAATTAGAATATATTTACAAAATGTCTCAAATATTCTGATGATTTGATAAATTACGAGCGCAAGCAAATAAATTTCCTTCCTTACAAGATACCATTGACCCATAACAAAAATCAGCAAAAGCACCTTGGTCATTTGGTATTGTTGTACATGGATTAGAGTTGAATGATCGAAGAGATTGCTCAAAACCCAATTTATCATTAATGTCTTTGAATAATTTATCAGAAATATCTGGTTGTCCTGGATTTGCTTCTTCAACTAACGTTTTAGCTTGAGATAAAATGCTATTTTTGACAAAATTATTAGATACAGGTGGTGCTGGTTTTTTATTGGGATTCAATGCATAATCTGTTATTACGACATTACCTAATGGATTTTTAGAAGTCGGAAGTTGAAATGCATCGGGTGAAATAGGTATATCATTTTCGTTCAAATAATCAATTGCTGGACTTTTTTCATCCCCCCCATTAATAATTTCTTGATTGAATTCCTTTTCGTTTTTAACATTATCACTAAATCCTTCTCTATTTAATGATTTATATGACATGAATATTGAAAAAAGTGTCACTAAAGAAACAAATAAAACACGTAAATTATTTGTAAATACAAAAATAATAATTGTTAATAGGATGATGGTTCTTGAAAGAGAATTTAATTTTTGATTTAAAGTCATATTTTGAGTAGGAAAAAATTCAGTTAAACAGTCTGTTCTGAATAATATATTTGGATCATTACCCCAAAATGGAATCGTTTCTATATTTTTTTCCATATGTATTTATTATATATATATAAATTTAAATATCGACCCGTATATATTAGGTTTTATTTACATTGAATCTACAGATTACAATATAAAGATTATGTTATTATAATCAATATAAAAATGTTATCATCAGTATTCAAAAAAGAAAAAATGTTATCATCGAATATTTGTTTATCTTCTTCTAATGTCAAATCTGTAAAAGTTACTAAACATAGTTGTAGTTGTAAATTTTGCAACAAAGAATTCAAATTAAATCATAATAAGTTAGAACACGAGCTAATTTGGCATAAACTCTAATTTGAATTTTTTAGAACACGAAGAAATCTGATGAAAATTAAAAAAACGTATTTAACCAATACTAAAATATCTAATATTATATTATATGAAAACACGGAAAAAAAAAAGTGGTTTATCAAACAAAACTATAAAAATAAATCATACATATTCAAAAAATTCAAATGACGGTATGAAAACACAGGAAAATCAAATAAAAAATGGTGACTTTTCTTTGGAACAGTACTCGGAAAATAATGGATTTTTAACTCGAATCTGGGGAAATTCTTTATGGCATGTAATGCATTGTATGTCTTTCAATTATCCTATAAATCCAACAAAAGAAGATAAAAAGAGCTATATGTTTTTTGTTAAAAATCTGAAAAATGTTTTACCGTGCGGAAAATGCCGTAAAAACTTATCAGGTAATTTCAAAAAATTGCCACTTAATATGAATGATATGCTGAATAGGGAAACATTCTCTAAATATATTTATAATCTACACGAAATAATTAACACTATGTTGGGCAAAAAATCAGGATTAAGTTATGAAGAAGTTCGAAACACATATGAGCATTTCAGGGCTAGGTGCAAAAAAGAAGTTAAAAAAACGGTTACTAATAACAATACCAAGAAAAATGAGATCGGTTGTGTGATACCATTTTATGGGAAAAAAACGAAATGTGTTTTGACAATAGTGCCAGAAGAAAAACAATGCAAGTCATTTACTATAGAATAATTTTACCAAGAAATTCCAAAAGATACGTATAGCGATACATATACAATACACCCTACCTACAATATAGAAGGACCGCCGTTTGAAATGAAACTAAATTAATGGCTACTCATACAATTTAGGTTGTTCTTGCATATTTGGTTGCAATAAATTATAGAATAATTTCTAATTATTGGTTCATTATTACGTCCGGTTGATTGGTTTAGATATAATATCATATATTATATATATAAATGACAAAAATAACCGACATTTTATTCAATACATACTATAAGCCATATAGGAGATATATTCTAATATTATTTTTGATTATTATTTTCGTAATTGTCGGTAATAAAATATATAACAAATCTAAACCAATTTTAGATAAAAAAATTGATATAGCTAATGCAAATAGAAGGGTAAAAAATGCTGATATTTATTTTTTTAATGCAGGATGGTGTCCACATTGTACAAAAGCATTAAAACCCTGGAAAGATTTTGTAGATACTTATGATCAGACAATAATTAATGGTTATACTATTAATTGTATTGGTGGATCAAAAGGAGTGGATTGTACTTCAAATAATGATGCAAAAGTGACTGAAATTTTACAAAAATTCAAAGTGGATCAATTCCCTACCATTAAACTTGTCAAAGATAAAGTAACGATTGATTTTGATGCCAAGATAACCCAGGAAAATTTAACTAAATTTGTAAATAGTGTCTTATAATTATCTTTCATTAAACTTCCATAAAAAAAATCTACCAAGATAAAAATAAAAAAACATATAAAACGTGTGTTCCCATTTCTTGGTAAGTATAAATACATTTAACTTTTATTCACATTGTCAATACATATTAAAGAAACTTTAATATCATCTTATAATTTTATCTCAATATAACATATAATTTTATGTATGTCATTTCTTCGTATACACTTAAACAGGCAAAGCGATTAGGTGTTGAAGTTAAAATATCTACAAATAAAACCAAAAAAATTGATGTTTATAGAAATGGGAAAAAAATTGCTTCCGTAGGTGGTGCGGGATATAGTGATTATTATACATACATACAAACACACGGTAGAGTATATGCAAATAAACGACGAGAATTATATAAAATTAGGCATGAAAAGGACAGACATGTAAAATGGAGTAATGGATTTCTTGCGGATCAGTTATTATGGTAAAATAATCACTGTTTTGTATATTTGTATCTTCTTGGTATATTATTATTTATTAATTTCAATAAAAAATTGAAATCAATTAACGTTTCCTGGTATAATTTAACAAAACAAATATATTTAGATTATATAATGTTATCTCTCGTTATACTATTTATTACTCAATTTATATCACGAAATGATATATCACGATTATATGAAGGGTATAGACCACCAGGTTTAGTTTGGGAATGTGACTTAGTTCCTATCAACCCCTGTGACTCTCGTCGTACCATGACAGGATTAAAAGAGTTTTCTGAACCCAATAATGATATTCAACTTATGCAAAGAATACGTCATATTCATAAAGTAGATTCAACTATTAAGATTTTGACATCATCAAACGTCAGTATTGATGACAAGATAAAACTGATTAACATGGAATCACAATCAGTGAAGAAAATCGATATATTGTCCGGAGGATTAATGGATGACTGGGAATATGATATTTATTGGTAAAATTCCAAATATTTCTTTGCACATTCAATACCATTGTCAATTAATTTGATACGTTCATTGGCGTTATTTAAAATAGAATACAAATCAAAAATAGGATTTAATTTTTGATCGATTAAAACTTCTTGTACATTTTTGTATGTTTCTTTTTTCAAAGTGGTCACTTTTATCAGTTTTGATACTAATACAAAGACATATTTTAATAAGGTTAAAGAATGGGGATTTTCTTTTATTTCATTATTTACATCAGCTTCATTAATATTGATACATAAGACTTCTTCTTCATTATAAACGTCGTCATTAATAAACAATTGATTTATAGGACAATTTGCTAAAATTCCACCATCTGTATAATAGACACCATTCTTAAGAAAAGGCTTAAAAAGTATAGGAACACAAGCCGAAGCATATACGGATTCTACGACACTCCAATCAGGAAATGTTTTATAATTAATGTCAATCAATTTAAAGGTAGATACATTCACTGTAAAAAAATGTAACTCAATACCACAAATATCATAAAAATCTTTCATAGTAATATCAATCGAAATATCTTTGGCACTGAATAAAGGCAAAAACATTTCACGTATAACTTCAATATCGAATAACCCATTTTCATTATAACAATTCATAATTGAATATAATGAGAATTTAAACACATTTTGCCATGGTCTATTTATTATATAATTATCTAACTCGACCCAATCATATTTCAATGCCATAAATGTTCCAATTATACAACCAACTGAAGTAGCATGAATTGTTTTTATATCTTGTATATCAAATACATTGTTTTGACTTAAATGTTTTAAAGCTCCATAGTAAGAGAGTCCAAAAATAGCCCCCCCGGGAATGACTATATTTTTTATTATTTTCATTTATTATAGAAATAATTGGAAAAATCTATATATCATTTTTATCATAAAAAGTATTTACAATATATAAAAATTGAAATGCTTTTCTTAAATTAATAGGAAAAACACTATTTAATTGATTATTAAAATGATGAACGAATTGTTATTAACTCTTCCGAAAGAAATTCAAGACAAGATTGGTATGTTTAATCATGAGCATAGACATATGATGAAGACAGTTTTAAAGGATATGATCTATACTAAATTTCCGACACAAACAAAGGAATACTGGATTTCAAAACTGAAAAGTATAGTCAGACATGAACATGATTCCATTAGATACGCATTGTATTGTGGCTATTGTTGTGAAGATAAATCGATCTATTTGTTAAATACCATGTATTGTGGAGAAAAATGTAGAATGGACCATGATAAGGAATTATACGATGAAAAATATAATGAAGTATCAGATTATTATGAATATGATGATTAGAACAAGAACGAAAAAATGAAAAATAAAAAACAAAAAATAGTAGTATTCATCATCTTATAGATGTATGGTTAATTTCTCGATGAAGTTTCTAAACCAACCAATTTTTTTTCACTTTCTTCTCTTGCGTTGATACGATGAGATAAATCTACTTTTTTTTCCTGGTAAAGTATTTATCTACCGACTTAACAATTCGTCTCATTGATTGTTTCTTTGTATCAGTTTCTTTCAAATATTTCATAATATACAATTTACCTCCCTTACCGTCCTGACAATGATTCATACCCAAAGACGGTTCGGAATTGTTACTATGATTAATTAAATTATCTGATATGACTGATTTTAAATCCGGTTTATTCGATTGAGTTATCAAAAAATGACGATGTTTACTCTTGATAACATCTTTCATATACTCATTATTAATGAAATCAAATAATCCAATTTTTGATAAATTAAATAATGGTTTGTCAAATACAATATCATCTTCATTCGGATTGCCTACTTTCAAACATTCATATACAATGGCATTATCGGATTCATTTGGATTAGATAAATTTATCAAAGCTTCTCTTGGTATTGTAGCAACATAATCTTCTCCTTCGTTTTCTCCTTCAAGATGGAAAGCTACATAATTATCTTCTTCCTTCATTTGTTCAAACAATGTCCTTTTACTAGTTGGGTCCATAACATCGAAAGCAAATTTATTATAATTGACATTTTTAAATACAGTTTTTATTGGTTCCACATAGGGTATTGGATTTGGAAGATCGTCGATATCTTGGAATGCGTTTTCGAGTTCGTCTTGAAACCAATTACCGGAATAAGATGCATCTTCGTCTTTGTAATATATCGTTCCAAAACCTTCTCTTTTACCATGTAAAAACGAACCATTGTATATATCACCATTTGAATACCTCATCATTCCTAATCCCTCTCTATGACCTTTTATCCATTCGCCATCATATTTACTACCATTGGGTCCTCTTAACACACCTTTCCCGTGACGTTTATCATTTTTCCAATCACCTCTATAAACCGTTCTATTTATGTAGGACATAACACCTTTACCTTCTCTTTTTCCATTCAAAACATCTCCAATATAATTACCCGAATCAGTTGAACTTTTATTTATCACTAATGATGAGCCACCAGAAATCGTTTTTCTCTCACTTTTTGACTTATTCTTTTTATTGTTAGAACCTCGTTTTCTTGTTCTTTTTGTCATAAACTTATGTATTTATGTGATATAAAAAATGTCTAAAATAGTATTATCATTATATAAAAATAAGGTTAAATGATAGGATATATAGCCAATTCGTACATCTGATAAAGAAGCGAAAATTGAAACACTAAAAGTATTGGATTTTTTGAAAAAATATAGTATCATAGAAAACATGCATCTTATCATGCAAGATGAATACTAATATTAATTTCGAATTATGGATATAATATATTGGAGGATGAAATGATGGAGATGGAGATGGATTATTTTTGAACATTACCTACAATGGCTTCAAATACGTCTGGATTATATACCAAATGACCCGTTGGTTTATAATTATTTATGGACGTAAACTTTTTCTCATCTTTTGTTTCATAAGGCATTTTTCCGTCGACTGGTTCTACGGGAATAAGGTCACTTACAACTTGTCCTTTTTCATTAATAATAATACCTGTCTTTTTCTTATATTCTGATCTAATATAAGATGGAATCCATTGTTCCCACGAGACAAACAAGGTATTTGGATGAACATATTTCACAAGAAAACCATTACCTGTTAATTTGGCTATTATATGCGCTACACATTCACCTTGGTCATAATTAGCTTCACCAAATATAAAATTTGGTATGGTAAACCATACATGTTTATCATTTACTTTATTTTTGGCAGTAACATGTATTCTTTTATGAATACGACCAAGAAGTTTATTAAATATAGATATATGTTTCACATTTCTTTTCAAATTTTTTTCATACAAGTCATCTATATTTATATTGGAAAGAGATTCCTCATCAGAATAAAATATCAAGCTCATTTTATAATTAATATATCTATATAAAACAATATAAAAAATTGAACCTATATTATATATTTGATATATCAAAGTATACCACAAATTAATCATGCAAACTGAAACACGAATACTGAAAAAGGTTGTTATAAAGAAAAAACGAATATTAGTACCGAAGGGAGAAGGAGAGAAGACATTAACATTGAAACAACTAAATGAGCCCGTTACTATGAATAAAACACTTAAAAAGAGAAAGAATCTAAGTGCCTTAGAAAAACATCAACTATGGCAATTATTTGATATTGACAAAAAGGAAAATGAAATGGATGAAGTGACTTGTATCTATAATCATGAAAATGTTCATCATGATTGCGTATTATGTAAAGAACCATTAACTATCATGGAATATGGTTTTCCAACATGTACAAATCCAAAATGTGGAATCATTAATAAAAATATGTTAGACCATTCACCTGAATGGAGATTTTATGGTGGGAATGATAAAAATAGTGTAGACCCAACACGATGTGGTAATCCAATCAATCCTTTATTAAAAGAATCGTCATTTGGATGCAAGATTTTATGTGATAATAGGTCATCCTATGAAATGAAAAGAATAAGAAAATGGACCGAATGGCAATCTACTCCTCATAAAGAAAAATCACTTTATGAAGAATTTCAGTTTATCACAATTATGGCACAAAATGCAGGAATACCAAAAATATTCATTGATTATGCCATGATTGTTCATAAAGATATTTCAGAACAAAAAATGTTTCGAGGAATGAATCGTGATGGTATTAAAGCCGCATCTATTTATATATCATGTCGTCTTAATGGTTGTCAACGCACTGCCTATGAAATTGCAGGAATTTTCAAACTAGATAAACGTAGTGCCACCCATGGTTGTTCAATGGCTGTTACTATATTAAACAATATTGAACGAAGTATGGAACCATCACAAAAAACCGAATTTATTAAAACAACACCTATATCATTCATAGATAGATATTGTAGTCGATTAAATATAAATCAAGAATTGTCGTTGTTATCAAAATTCATTGCTCAAAAGATTGAAGATGATAATATTATGTCAGATAATACCCCTCAATCATCCGCTGCAGGAATCATGTATTTTGTAGCAAATGTATGTGGTCTTAATATTTTGAAATCAGATATTAAAACTGTATGTGGTGTTAGTGAAGTAACCGTCAATAAATGTTATCGCAAATTATATTCAATTAAAGAAACAATCATACCCCCGTGTATTTTATTAAAATATGCTATCTAGAATCTTAATGTCTATCCTCCAGACGAAGACACAGAGGTTTTCAAATCCCGTAGGTGCTCTGGGGCACCGAACGGGAGATGAAAGCTTTAAGCGGTGAAAATTCCTTCAAGGCGTTTTAAACGATAATTGGAACAAGGGTTCTCGAAATGTTGTTCCGGGATGGGCTCTTGAACATCATCATCATAATCCTTCAGATCATCCTTACGTTTTTTATAACCATCCATATCAAACATAACTGCCTGCCTAAAATGGTGTCCTGCATTTTTAAATTTATAATCCGGTTGATTTAATAAACCAGGAATAGTATTATGTTTATATGTACCACTTTCATTTTTGGAATTCCTTGTATTATCCATTTTAGGTTCACCACATTCATTATTGTAAGAAGTACCTTTACCTGTTCCAAAATCGTAATTAATTGTTTCAATGCGTTTTTTAAGAAGTTGACATGAATAACATTTCTCAATAACCCAATCGGGAAAATGAAAACAATGATGACAAGTCCATTCAACACATTTTTTATCTACTTTTTCTAATAAATATCTCACATCATCGACATAACTTTGGGCATCAATACCTGTTATCAAATGAATAATAGTAACAGGTAATTTTACAAAAATACTATATATGGTTGATCCAATCCAATCTAATATATACCACAAGATGCACGTACGAAAATTCGTAAAAAAGTTAATTGTACATTTTCCCGCCTCTTCTACAACATCAAATATATCTATGGCTCCCATCTTTAAGGACTTCCCTAAATTTTCAAATTCCATCTTAATTCCGTCGCCAACGTCTTGGAATGCAAAACCTAAAGCCTCAAATCTTTTTGGAATTGAATTAAGAAAACCTCCAACTTGCTTAAAAAAATTTCCTATTTGTTCTAAAGGACCTAACAAAGGATCAACTACTGCACCCTTTATTTTATTCCCAGCGTCTTTCAAACCATCCTCTATTTCTTTATTATTACCACCGGAAAAAAATTTATCAGCACCTTTTTTAAAATCTTTTAAACTTAATAGTTTAAGACCTTCAACAAATCCTTCTCGCTTATACGCATCATACTCAACGTCATCATCTTCCTCTGGTTTAACACCATTAAACATTCCAATAAGTTTTTCAAATGTATTATTTTGCATGCTAACTATATATTTCAAAGTATCTTCCATATGCATCTCAATTACTATTACAGTTATCGTTATCAAACAAACTAACGATAATAAGATTTTTTGATAATACAATAATTTTGTCATTTAATAAATAACTAGATAATATTGTCTAAACTTTACTCATTTTATTTGTCATTTTTTCAACTATACTTTCGGCACCTTTCAACGAATTCTCTAAACTACTTATACCACCAAGAATCTCATCTTGTAATGTCAATAATTCTTTGTATTGATCATGCATACCCTCCAACTCTTTTTTTTTATTCACTTTTGTTCCTGTTTCTTCTTTCTCATAGGGTTTAATTTTCTCTTTCTCTTTTTCTTTTTCTTTATCTTTTTCTTCCGTTTCTTCCATTTCTTCCTCTTGATTTTCCATACCTTCATTTAATTTTATCTTAGGAATAACATTACTTGTGATTAATGATATAAACAATATAACAGTCATATTTTTACTGAAAAAAGACGTTATAATTCCAATTAAAGCAAAAATTAATGGAACTTGTAAATTTCCTACTAATCCATTATAAATTAAATTAAATATCGATATTATGAGAAGAAAAAATAATATCACACTATTATGTAATACATTAAATCGAAAATTCAAAGGTTTCATAAGTTTACTAAACTTGTCATTATACTTTTTTGAAAACATTATATTATATTATATTATACTATATTATCTTATATTATCTTTGTATAATGTTTATACATCCGTATCTTATCAAAATTGTAAATATATAACCTAAACTGGTTACGACTTCCGGTTCTTATTCACTATCAATCGTATCTGTTTTTGTTAAAATACAAGCAATTGCTGAATCACGTCTCAATTATTGGGATATCAAGTTCATCTAGTTTAACAGGAGTTGATTCGGGAACAAAAACGTATTCTTCAATGTAATCTATATATACAACATGACTGATTTCCGGGAGAGGGATTATATCGATAGTTGCTAGAACAGGTTCTTCAAACGTGGATGGGCAAATGTATATTCTACATGCGAATATACAAATGACGAAAAAAGCTACGCATACAATGGAACACAATACAATAATTGAAGGTTTTGAGATTGTATTTTCATTCACGAGGGTTGCATTAAACATTGTTCCATTAAATTCTAATTTTGTCTTGTTGAAATTCAATATTGATTCATTAAAAGACAACATTATCGTTTTATTTTTTATTATGATTTATAAAATAAAACGATAATTGTATTCAATTTTTTGTTTAATTTAGACGGAATTGAAATTTTCAACATTTAATTCATTCCATTCTTCTCGTATTAGAAAAGTATTGAACATACCAGTTGTAAAGACGTTTACATCTACATCGCAATTTACTGTGCCAAATGGTATAAATTCAATCAAAATATTAGTAGTTGGTGGTGGTGGATCGGGTGGTTTTGATGTTGCAGGAGGTGGTGGTGGAGGCGGTGTTGTATACAATCCTTCATTTACGGTTGTTGGAGGTAATACTTATACAATAACCGTTGGTTTAGGTGGTAATGGAGTTACGACAGGGAACGGACTAAATGGAGCAAATTCAACTTTTAGTACTATTACTGCATATGGTGGTGGAGGAGGAGGTAGTGTGGATCTTTCAAATAATCTACTACAAGGAGGTTCTGGTGGTGGAGGGAGATTGTATGTTACTAATGGTAATCAAACACCAGGTAAAGGAACTCCAGGACAAGGATTTGATGGTGGTCTTGGTGGTAATAACACCAGTTCTGCTACAGCTTATGGTGGTGGTGGTGGTGGTGGGGTAGGTAACACTGATTTTTCTGGCGGAATTGGATATTCATCTAATATATCAGGTTCTTCACAATATTTTGCTGCTGGTGGTGGTGGTGGTGGTACCTATTCTGGATCTACACCTAATAACTTAGGGAAGGTTGGAGGAGCAGGCGGTGGAGGATTTGGGGGTGGTGCTTCTGCTACTAATATACTCCAAAATGGTTTAGTAAATACTGGGGTGGGGGTGGGGGTGTGGGAGACGCCAATTTCAACAGAACCTCTGGAAGTGGTGGCTCAGGTATTGTGATTATAGTTTATTAATGTACTATTATTAATTTAAGCAACTTTCATTAATCTAATAATCTATCTAAATAATGTTTATAGTAAATACCACCACATTTAGGTTTTTCATTTATTTCTACAAAAGTATAAAGTTTGTGACATTTACCAATTATATTTCCTCTTGGCATAAAAATATTTCTCAAAAAATAATCGTCTTTAACAAAATGAACACAACTCTCACAATTAGGTATACTTGCCTTAGGTGTGACAATTAAGCGCACAATTTTCTTAACCGCAGGTTTTGTTAAAGCATGATTCATGATTATATTAAGAGACAAATAGTATTTATATTGTTTTAGACATGAATAATTTCGTCACTATTAATTTGAAATCATTATGTGTTTCGATATAATTTAGGTTGTTCGTTAATATTTGGTTGACAGACAATAATACAATGAATAATAAAAAACAGGGATAGCAATATATTTTTATTATTCTTGGTAGATATTAATTATGTAAAATTAATCTCATAAAAATCAAATACTGTTGAAGTTGTTATTCATATACTTAGAAATACGTGTTGCATATAAATGTTTATAAATATTATAACTAATTATGAGTGTTCTTCGTAACGGAAAATCATTCTATTAATTCCATTTCGGATATTTCTTTTAGATTTTTAGCTGAGCAAGTTTCTACCAATAAACCATTTGCATAAATACCATAATTCATATAATAATCGTCGTTTTCTAAAGCTAAATGATAAATATTATAAACCCCCGGTTTGTCATGAATATTCGATTTTTCATTAATGCATGTTGGAAGACGATAATGATTATCGGTAATATAAATGTCTCCATTTACTTCAATTGTTTTACATTTTTCTTCATCTGATACAAAATGTTTAACTAAAATACAATGGCAACCTGTAATTAGTAAATCTTCAAATATTTCTGGATATTTGTCATTTGAATACTTATACAATTGATTTTTTATTCTTTCTTGTATAGCTTCATGATAAATGATACGACGACCAATTATATCAATTGGGATATAACCGTGACATAAGGTTTTTACTAAATTACCTTTTCGTAAATCTTTTATCTTAATGTATTTTTCTTTAGATGTTTCATTATCAAAACACAATATTTTACTATTTTCTTCAAAACATACTACATTTGTTTGACTAATAACATTTATTGTTCCTAACATGCCAGAATGATATTCACACTGATAATATAACGTATTTGGTGCATTTATTGAAACTATCCAAGTAATTGTTCCAGAGCTGGAACCATTATTAGATACCCCATCACTATATATGTATTGTGCACTATAGCTACTACTTGTGTTTTGAATCCAAAACGGATGACCAGTTGTATTTACATTAAATATATAGGTGTACCCTCGTATTATAGTGATAGGTCCAGTTACTCCATCAAAATTATATACACCATTAGCAACCGTTACATTAATTGATATTGACATTCGAATTATATATTAAATGTTTATTATAATTTGTGAAATATAACTAAGGTGTTTTTGATTTTTAATGTCTATAAAATATAAATTCGATGATGTTTTGACATTTCAGAAACTTTCGTATGATGAAAAACTTATTTCATTACTAATTGGTCGATAAACGTTGATATAAAGATACAAATAGTATTTATATTGTTTTAGACATGAATAATTTCGTCACTATTAATTTGAAACCATTCTGTGTTTTGATATAATTTAGGTTGTTCGTTAATATTTGGTTGACATACAATAATATTATCATCTATAATAATTGGTTCATAGGATGAATAATCATCTATACCATTTAATATTTGGTTCATAGACGTTTGTTCATCCATTTTTCCATAACCACAACAAAAAGAAGTAAATATAATGTCTACATTATCCAAGGTTTCTTTTTTGTTTATTAAGATATTATATAAAACTGCCATGGTACAGTAATAAGCGTTATTGGTTTGTGACACATTTTGTGGTAGTAACATGGTAGGTGCAACGACTAAAGATTTGTTCGTCCCATTTTCAATAATAATTGAACTGCCAATAGGTAAATAGTTTCTTCCTAGAAGAGTCGTAATGTTTAATTTTTTGACTGTTTGTTTTACTTGATGTTCAACATTTGGAAATATAATTCTACTTAAAACAAAGTCAATACCTCCATCCATAAAGCATAAGGAATTTGCAGGAGAAACGTAATATGTTTTTTTGTATGGATTGGCAACATAATCTTGAATTTTCATGGTAAAGCCATTATAACCGTATTGTTTAATTTTTTCTGTAAAATTTTTACTCAAACTGACGAATATGATTGGCATATACAGTTTTTATGATCCCTTGTTTTTATATTATTTTACATATAACATAAAAAATTGGATATATCATTCTCTAAACTAACAAATGGATTCAAATATAAATTCTAAAAATCAGATTCAAATTCAAAAATATCGGCATCTTTTGTTTTATTTGCGAGAGCATATTCGGATACCCGATGTTCAAAAAAATTCGTTTTTTTCTCAATAGAAATTAATTCCATAAAGGCAAATGGATTCGATGAATTATAAATTTTATCATAACCTAATTGTAAACAAAGTCTATCAGATACAAATTTAATATATTGAGTCATTAATTCAGAATTCATTCCAATGAGTCGACATGGTATAGCATTACAAATAAAATCAATTTCAATTTCAACTGCTTCTTTCATAATTTCAATGAATTTCTTTTTTGTCACACGTTTTTTCAATTTACTATATAATAAAACCGCATGGTCAACATGAAGACTTTCATCACGACTAATATATTCATTTGAAAGACATAATCCAGGTAAAATATTGCGTTGTTTTATCCAATAAATTGCCGCAAAACTGGAACTAAAAAAGATACCTTCAATAATGGCAAACGCAATTAATCTTGTACTAAAGGATGTTCTATAATCATTAATATAATGTTTTGCCCAATTGGCTTTCTTTTGAATAAATGGAAATTGACTAGCGGCATTAAATAATTTGGATTTTTCATCGTCATTTTTGATATAGGTTTCGATAAGTAGACTATACATTTCAGAATGAATAGATTCCATAAAATTCTGAAAAGCATAAAAACTTCTTACTTCTGATACTTGAACTTCATTTGAAAATCTTAGAGATAGATTTTCACAAATAATACCATCACTTGAACTAAAAAAAGCTAAAACCATTTTGATGAAGAATTTTTCATCATCATTTAAATTATTCCAATCTTTGGCATCTTTTGATAAATCGACATCATCCACCTTCCAAAAGCAGTCGATGGAACGTTTATATAATGCAAACACATCCGGGTATTTTATTGGAAACATGACAAACCGATTATCATCGGGTCTTAAGAGTTCTTCGACAAAAACAGGTATTTTTATGATTTCAGATACATCATTTTCCGGTGCAAAAACTTGAGATTCAATAATTTCTGATTCAATAATTTCTGATTTATCTATTTCCGACATTCCTAAACTATAGACACAATATATTTCTATATCCTTTTTCTTATTATATGATATTAAAAGTAATATTATTACTATTTATTCTATTGCAATATAGTAATAATAATTTATGATTTCATCTATAATTTGTTACCATAGGAATTTATAAATCATCGCGAATCCCTTTACGTTTATTATATAAATATAATATACGAGCATAACAAATGGTTCAATCAAGATTTGATTACTATGAATTGTTAAAACAAGATGATGGTTCTTATTTAGGAAAATGGGCAAATGAACAAACTGGAAGTAATTTAGAAAAAATAAATGAAGAACTTTACATTAAACAAAAACCATCGGACCTTCAACTTGGAAAAAAATACTTGCTTTATCATTCCGTTTCCCATGAAAAAGCGATAGTAGAGTTTAAAGGAGGTCGTATAATGTATGATTTAGATGAAGATGATGATGATATTATTAATTTAAACAGTGAATTTTATTTTGAACAGAAAAAAAAATCAAAATTATATGACATTCAATTAGATGGACGAACTCAAACTAAACCATATGACTCAGTAAATACAAAAAAGAGTCATTTTGACCAAGCAGATAAAGAAAATATAGAATTTTTCCCAAATGAACAAGTTTTACTTTTAAAAAAAAATTTGAAAGATTCACTTTATGACAAAGAAGCTATAAAATTACCACAAGGACCTTATCAAAGTATTTTAGATCATGCATACCCAGATGGACCTTCCCGAAGTATTTTAAATTATGCACATGGAGGTAAAACCAGAAGAAGAAGAAATGTTTTAAGTAAAAAGGCAAAAAAAAAAGTGCTGAGTCGGAAGGCGAATAGGAATATAAATAAGAAAAATAAGTATTAATCTACGCGCCGTGAGATTAAGCTCTACTCTCCCGATATACTACAATTTCATTTATAATTTGTTACCATAGGAATTTATAAATCATCGCGAATCCCTTTACCAACAGGAAATCTAGGTATACCATCTGTAGAGTACTCTTGAAAAACAACTGTTAATTGTTTTCCAATATATTGCGATGCTTCTTGAAACATTAATTTACGGTCTTCAAAACTTCCCGATGGTTTGGCAGAAAAAGTTTTTCCACATTTAGTAACACATTCCCAAATGACTAATTCTTTGTCATGTCCATTTCCATCATGAAATCCAACTATTTCAAATTCATCTTCCATAAAATCTTTATATTTTTGTAAAAATTTGCTACGTTTATTCTGCTCATATGGTCCATTAGTATCACGAAGAATTGTACCCTCAAATCCTTCTTTGACATAACGTTTATGGTAATACTGTACATCATTCATATTCTTTGCAATATCTGTTTCAACAAAAATAATGTTTTCAAAACGATATAATTTAGATATTAGTATTAAAAATTCCTTTCTTTCATGATATTTCCATAACGGTTTTGAATGATCATAAATATCATATATGTGATATTGTATTTTATTTATGTCATTAATATTGGAATTATTAGAACTACGAACTAATCCGCTAATGGTCTCGAAATTGAGAGAATCTGTGTATAATTCACCATCAAAGTAAACGTCTTTAGAACAAATTGAATATAATAATCTGATTTCATCTTTAATTTTTTCAAATTTTTCGAAAACAATTCCTTTCCTTGATTCCATTGAAATATTATCATTATTATCCATATGTGTCAAACAACGTATACCGTCAAACTTTCGTTGTAAATATAAGGGAAATCGTAATTTGAACGCACGACCGGTATAATTTTCATGATATAGTTCTTTTTGAAATGTATTTGCCAACATTGGTCTAATGGTAATACTTGTTTCAGAAATGAATTGAGAATAAGTATCTCTTTGAGTTTTTTCTTTCCATTTACTAGTGGCTTCCAGATTTGCCTGTTGTAATGGAGTACGATTTGCCTTACCATTTACAATATTTCGAGTTTCAACTTGTTGTTTCCCATCTTTTTCACCGAAAGTGGTGGTAATAACATAATATTCATCCACTTTTCCAATTTGGATCTGCCATTTAGAAATCTTATTTTTATTATTACATTTATACAAGATAGGAAATGTTTCAGTCATTATCAAATACTTTTCATAACATAAAATCTTTATATTATTTTTAATAAATTGTCATTACCTAAATCTTATATGATAAGGTATATGGTATTAGAAAGATTATATATAACACATTATATATAATGCTTTATGATGTTATAATAATTGGTGGAGGAATTTCAGGTTTATATTCGGCGATTCAAATAAAAAAAATGTCGTTAAAAACATCGATATTGATATTGGAAAAAAATTCAACGATTGGAGGTAGAATGGGAATGTATGATTTTTATGGAACAATGGTAAATGAAGGCGCGGGGGTTGGTAGAAAAGCCAAGGATAAAATTTTAATCGATTTACTTGATGAATTAAAAATTAAATATACAGAATATATCAATCGTATAAAATATTCTGATGAGATAAATGATAAGATACATATTGATATTTCTCAAACAATAAAATTATTAAAAAGAGGAGATACCAAGAAGAAAACTACGTTTAAAAAGTTTGCAATTGATATTTTAGGTTTAGTAAAATACAATGATTTTGTCACTAAAATTGGATTTAGTGATTTTGAAAAAGAAGATGTAAATGATGTTTTAGAAAATTATGGTTTAGATGATAATATAGATGGATGGGATGCTTTAAAGATTGATTGGTCTCTCTTGGTAAAGAAAATGTCTCAAAAGATTGGATTAAATAATATAAAATTAAAATCTCTTGTGAATTCATTTTCAAAACAGGATAATGGATTTATTATAAATACAAATTCAAAAAAATATTTTACCAAGAAATTAATCATAGCTACAACTATTGAAACAATAAAAAGACTTCTTCCTAATCACGTTATATATAATCAAATTCATGGACAAACCTTTTTAAGAATTTATGCCAAGTTTACAAGTATCATTCCAAATCTAGATTGTTGTACAATAGTAACCGGACCATTAAAAAAAATAATTCCTATCAATGTAAAGGATGGTATTTATATGATTGCTTATACTGATAATAAAGATGCTATTTCATTAAAAGAATATACAAAAAATAATGCCTATAATAGACAATATCTTGGTGAGTTGGTAGCACATGCTTTAGGATTATCATCATTGACAATAATTGGTATAAAATCATTCTATTGGGAAATAGGAACCCACTATTATGATCCGTTACCACATACTTATAAAAATAGATTAGAATTTATAAATAAAGCTCAGAATCCCGAAGATAATATATTGGTGGTAGGAGAAATGATTGCAAAACATCAAGGGTGGAGTGCGGGAGCATTAGAATCGGTAAAAAATGGATTAAATATATGAGCCCTACTATGTATCATATATTATATGCCAGATTTTATTGTGGATAATCAGTCCTTGTATAATTTTCAATACAATTTCTTAACCTCTGCAACCCCGATGGGTGCCCCCGGGCACCCGACGGTTTTGAAGAAGCAACACGTATAAACCTTAGATGCAACAATAAATAACTTCGTCATTTATTGGAATCTGCATCTAGGTATTAGACATTAATGTTTATCCTCCAGATGATGAACGTTAAAAATCATTGATCTAGCTCTTCTTATCCCTTCAGTACCCATCAACCAATTAATGATAAAATAATTTGTTCATCGCAAGAAAGTTTCTGAAATGTCAAAACATCATCGAATTTATATTGCATCATTTTATTTCCCGAATATCTGTTACGAACCAATATCTGAGTTCCATTATCTAAAAACTTGATATCAACAACTATACCACCTAATTTCAACCCCTGAGATATATCAGATTTACGAATCCAACGCACGTGTTTTCCACGATGAAGTTCATAAATCTCATCCACAAATCTATATTCATGAAGTTTTTTCATCAACACATTATTCAATTCATTATCAATAGACAATGACATCAATACCTCTTCTTTTTCCTTCAATATGGATGCCATAGTTTTATTTTCTAAATATGATTTGGTCTCATTTAATAATAGTTCAGCTTCAAAATCCTTATTTGACGTTGACGTTGACGTTGACGTTGATGCTGATGAAATGTTATTGATTATTTCTTGTATATTCATATTTTAATTATAATTTACCAAAAATAATCTTTAAACCTTTTTCGTATTTATAAAACCAAATGTCACAAATATATTAAACAATAGTAATAAGGAACTTCCAAAAACAATATCACGATCAAATTGTACCAATTCATTTTTATAAAAAGGATTGAATCTGATCAATAAAAATCCACACACAAAAACATGAATCAATGTACTTAAATAAAGAATATAAATGGCATTCACTTTATATATACCAAATATAATTAGGAAATATCCTAAATATAGTAGAGAAACACACATTATGTAAATTGGTTTTATCAGTTCAAACATATTTCGAGCCATTTTATATATATATATATATATAAAATGGCATCGGTTATTCGGAATAAATATGAAATAATAGGTATATTAGGTAATGGTAAATTTGGAACTGTATTTAAAGGTCGAAATATAAAAACTAATATGAAAGTAGCCATAAAATTCGAAAATAATGGTATGAATAATGGACTTTTAAAACATGAAGCATTACTCTTGAATTATTTACACATGAATCACTGTAAACATATACCATTGGTTCACTGGTATGGAAATCATGAATTTAAACCTTGTCTTGTCATGTCATGCTATACTATTTCATTAAGTCAATATATAGAATCCAACACCAATATTAACGTCTTATCAATAATACAAAAAATGCTCACTATTATTGAATCTGTTCATAAATTATCCATCATACATCGTGATATAAAACCAGACAATTTTATGTTTGATAATAATGATGAATTGTTTTTGATTGATTTTGGTATTTCTACTTTTTTTATAGAAGATGAAAAGAAAAAAAAAGAAACGGATGAAATCACGGGAAATATATTATATGCAAGTCCCGATATACACGCTTTCTTCTTTAATCGGAGGATTGATGACATTATAGCCATTGCTTATATCGGATTATTAATTCATGGAAGTGGTAAATTACCATGGATGAATATAAATGACGATACCTATGATGAAAAAATAAAACAAATAATTAATCTTAAAAAAATTGAAAATATTCATCTTGAAGATCATCTACTTTTTAAATTCATCAAACATTTATATCAAGGGAAAAGAATATACAATTATACTCTTTAGATACCGATGTTCCTTATTTAGCATCGGTAGATAATGTTCGAACCTTATTTTTCATTAATATAATATATTATTATATTCTACCAAGAAGAAAACAATCTATAAAAATCAAGATATACTGTTTATGTTGGATATATATATATATATATATCAAATATATATGAAATCATTAAATAAAGATATAAAATATAACTATTATTCAATTGAATGTGAAAATATTAGAAATCTAATTACAGACTCCGGAAAAACAGTAATTACTTCAAATTATCAAGGAAAAATAAATGAACCTAATTTATTTTATAGCGACAACAATTCTTTCGATATAGGTTATCAAGCAACACATTTATTCATATATGGTAAACTACATGATTTTGATAAATGTCATCCAGATGGTGAACTTGTGATTCTTCATCGTTCTACTACCTTATCAACGAAATTATATTGTTGTTTTCCGCTTGTATATGATAAAAAATCTCCCATAACTTCAATTGATGATATAATCATATCAGAAAAACAGACAATTTCATTAGAATTAAACGACCATATTCCAAATACTCCAATATTTCGTAAAGTTAAAACAATCGATAAATATGGTGAACAATGTATTGTTATTTTGTTTGAAAATGCGATTCACGTCAACTCGAAACTTTATGACTTAAATCTTGATAATGACTTATTTATTAATAATAATTCACGTCATTTAGAACATGTTATGAATTACACTGATTCTGTTATTTTTGAAAACACTCTACGTTCTTCCTCTGCAATTATTGAAAGATTTGATATCAAATCACCGTCAATAATTGAAGGATTTGATATCGTCGCCGAAGCTAACAAAAATAAAGACCTTCCTTTAAACCAAGATGAAGTAAATCAACGAAACACCTTTCTGAAAGCTTTAATTGCAGGTGGTGTAAAAGGTGTAACTACACTACCAGATGCGGCTACACCATTTGATATCGTCGCCGAAGCTAACAAAAATAAAGACCTTCCTTTAAACCAAGATGAACAAAGAAACCTAAACTCCATTCGGGATAGTATAGCTGGTGCAGCTAGACCAGTTGCGGTTACACCAATCTCAGGGACTGATTATGATTATAATCCGTTGAAAAACTACGACAAAATAAAAGGAGCAGTTGCTGCATCAGCTTCTGCTACATTAGGTGGAGGTCCAGTATCAAATATTATGTTATCTGATCTCAGTACCAAAATCAATAAGTTCAAAGGAAATTTATCAAAGTATTTTCATCCAACAAATAAGAAAAAACACATGAATCCTAATCAGGTTGATGATGATGAGACGATCTATAAATGTGAATATTTACCAGTTGATTCTGAAGATATGATTCAAGTCTTGCAGATGCCGATTGGAAGTCCGGGTCATAACACATTAGTTAATGATCAAATATCAAACGTTTTCATTAATAATGCCATTTTTATGTTTACTGTAGCCTTTATATTTATCACATCATCACTATTACATTCTATGTTAAAGAATAATGTGAATAAAAATTTATTGATTGAATATACAACCGGTTTGTTTAAAGGATTTAATGTATTGAATTTGTTTCTCACCGCATTAGTCATTATTCTTACCATTATACTATTATTATATGGAATATATCACGGAAATTCTTCTGCCATTTCAATCGGAATATTTTTACCATTTTTTGGACTGATAAGTTATCTAGGTATTTCATATTTTGGAAGTCTAAAAAACAAAGATGCTTCTAATATTGATATACCAAAGAAAAATTAAACTCTCCTACCCCGATCACACTTATTTAGGATGAAAGCGTTCATATTGTTAATGATTTTGTATACAATTATTATAAATGATATATCATCCATTCAAATTACCTATAACCTACCAAGAAAATGTTTTTCCCTTATCAGAATCGGTGGTTAATGACCTAGAATTAGTTTCAATAATATCAAAAGAATTATTTCAACCATCACACGCTATTGGTAATGAAATGATGAAAGAATGGAGTAAGCAAATCACAACTGATGTTCCTTTTTTAGAAGAAACACAACTTGTCTTGAAAGATATGAAACATTTTCAAGAAGTAGAGATAAAGGATGTTGATACAAATGCCTTCATGTCCATTTGGAAAGATACAAAAGAAAATGATAAATTCTTGGAAAAATATTATTACATGGATTGGGAAATGTTTTTACATTTGAATAAATCAACACCTTTTTTACAAATACTCTCCGCTACAAATATTTGTGCACCTTTAATTAGTCTAATCATTCCCATCATCTTTTTAATTTTTCCATTTTTAATATTGAAAATACAAAACATATCTATAGATTTTGATTCATATATTATGGTATTGAAAGATACTGCTCGTCATCATTTCATTGGTAAAACCATTTTAAATATGCAGAATTTAAGTTTTGATAAAATAATTTATTTAGTCATAACATTCGGATTATATTTGATGCAGATATATCAAAACATTAATGTATGTCGTAATTTTTATCAAAACGTCAAGACTATCAATAAAAACCTTTTAGATATTCGAGACTACATGACAACAATATCAAGCAAAATGGACTTATTCAATAAATTACATCATGAAAAAAATACTTACAATCGTTTTTGTGAAGATATCAAAAATCATTCCATTGTTATCAAACGTTTTTTAAGTGAATTATATATTATTACACCTTTTAATATTAATTTATCGAAATTTAAAGATATTGGATACATGTTGAAATGCTACCATGATCTTAAATATAATGAACAATACGACATCAGTATTCGGTTTTCATATGGATTTGAAGGTTATATTGATAATTTAATGGGTGTATATAAAAATATCGAATCAAATAATGTGACATTTGCTACCTTTGATTTAGATAAAGAGGTTTCTATAGAATTAAAAGAACAAATATATCCACCCTATAAAGACCTAGAATATGTCGTTCCGAATGATGTTATATTGGATAAGAATATTATTATAACCGGTCCAAATGCGTCTGGAAAAACAACCTTATTAAAAACAACTACTATAAATACCATTTTTTCACAACAGTTGGGATGTGGTTTTTATAAAAAATGTATATTAAATCCGTTTAGTCATATACACTCTTATTTGAATATACCAGATACATCCGAACGTGATAGTTTATTTCAGGCGGAATCTAGACGTTGTAAAGATATTCTCGATATCATTGATAATTCTGGTCCAGATTCAAGACATTTTTGTATTTTCGATGAATTATATTCAGGTACTAATCCTGTAGAGGCTACAAAATCTTCTATTGCCTTCTTGTCTTATTTATCCAAATATAATAATGTCAACTTTTTATTGACAACCCATTATCATGATATCTGCAAAAAATTGAAAAAAAATATTGTTAAGAAAAATCGAAGACAAGTACGAAATTTAAAAATGGATGTTATTGAATATGAAAATGGGAATATCAAATATACATATAAAATATCAAAGGGAATTTCCTATGTTCAGGGTGCAATACGAATTTTTGAAGAAATGAATTATCCATCTGAAATTATTGAATCATTCAAGAGTTATATCACGCCACGCGATAACTAAAACAAAAACAATCAATCCATTTTTCATAATGATAGTCAATATATAACTTTTTTGAAGAAAACCATGAACTTATTTGTAATCTAGCATTATTTGAAAATATGACTTCATAAGCAAAATATGACGTTGAATTAATAATCATTTTTCCTCTAGGATTTTTTTGTATTAACTCATATCTAGAGTCATTTTTTGATATTTGATTCATATATTTACCATTTCGAATTTTAATTGTACCATCATAAGATAAAATTATATCTATCAAATCATATGGAAGTTTATAGAACTTCATACAAATATTACCAATTTGTTTCTAATTTGTTTTTTATATAAAAAATTGATTTATTATCTGTCTTCATAATTATATTGCATTGAAAGGAAAATAATTATGACAAAAGTAAATACCACTCTAGATAATGCGTCCATGCATGATAAAACCCATTGCCCAATTTCTTACCCCATCGAGTACTTTAGTAATCATACTTACAATTGTATACTCTATGAAATCGAAGGTGAAGGTTTTTCTGCTTTCTCTGCAGATGCTCTAGGTGTAAACGGTGAAGGCAATACTTATGACAAGGCGTTACACAAATTAAAATCCGCTATTGAATGTCAGATAAAAGATGGTCTTGGTGGTATTTATTTAGGCACAAGTGATATAGCGTTTCAAAATACTAACTTCAAGTCACTAGAAGACTCCTGGGAATCAGATGGTGTAGTTGTAGTAAGAAAGGTGAACTCCACAATTACTATTTTCTCAAAAGACAATGAAGATAATTATTGTGTAGTATGTGGTATATCTATGGGAATTCATAATCCACGTCAATTATGTTGTAAATATTATTGTGAAAATGAATCGTCTATATAAAGGGGGATAAAAATAATAATGTATAATATTCTTCTTATTATATAGAAAATATTATAAAACGTCTCATTATACAAGTTAATGTATCACTCGACCTATGCAGTGATTGTAAGACATCGGGATATCCTTCTCCATTGGGAGAGTAAAGCTTAATATTTTACTCTCCCATTGGGAGAGTAAAGCTTTCTTGGTCCTTTGTTAATATGCTGCTTATTTTGACTATTCTTATTAACCTCACACATAATAGGACCATTTTTAATACCAGAAATATCAGACGCTTGATATTCATATCGACCTCCGTGAACATTAATCAATTTAAAATTAACATATTCACCTTGAACGAGGTATTTGTATTGAGAATTTGAAACGCGGATTGCTGAATGATGAGCAAAAATATCCTTATTCTTAAAAGGACCTTCATCACAAACAGTAATAAATCCAAAACCTGTCTGGTCATTAAACCATTTTACAGTTCCAGTTAATAAAGTTTCAATATCTGACGTTTCTTGTGTATTCATTATATAAAAGACTCGTGTATATTCATTATAACATTTTTTTTCTTTATATCATTATTTATATATATATATATATATATATATATTACATGAAAAATCAAAATCAATCAAAAATTATTGTAGTTGGCTATTATAATCATGACAATATTGGCGATGAGCAATATAAACTTACTTTGAAATACTTGTTTGAAAAATTAAACATTGACAATTATAAGACCATTTTCGTAGATTGCGATAAATTAAAATCTCATCCTATAGACGACATGGATATAATTATTCTTGGTGGAGGAGATATTTTAAATCACTATTTTTTGGATGAAATAAATAATCGATTTTTCAATAAACCAAATAAAATTATTGCCTTATCTGTTGGTCTTCCTTATAATGATATATTGATAGATACAAATAAATTGAATATCATAGACTATATTTTCTTAAGAACACAACAAGATATTCCACTATTTCAAAAATATTTCAAAAAAGAACAGATTTTTTATTTACCCGACCTATCCTACTTCCTTCTCAAAATATTACCATGCCATAATAACTCAGCTATTAAATTGCGTGAAAAATTAGGAAATATTAAAAAAAGCGGTAAAAAAATCATAGCCTTTTGTTTGAATAGACATATTTACTCAAAAACCAATAAAGGCTCTTATCGACAAATCGCATATGAATTCTCAAAAACAATTGATTCTTTGATTCAACAAGGATTTTATATCGTTTTGCTTCCTTTCAATACAAGTAACGATATTTTGGATATGGATGAAAATATGGAAAATGATATATTTTTTCAAAATAATGTCTTCATGGGATCAAACTATTCACATCAAATACTTAACATTAATATACGATTGACTGTGACAGAAACATTTGGTCTATTCGATTTCTTTCATATCACTGTTCCTATGAGATTTCATGCATGTTTGTTTAGTATTTATAAAAATGTTCCCATGGTTCCTGTTTTTACTACCAAGAAAATAAAGAATTTTCTCATTGATATAAAATGGGAAACATACTATAAATTAGAAACCAATGATAAGGATCTGCCTATTCAAATGGACGCGGATTTTCTTTTATCTCAAATAAAATCTTTAATAGATGAACCGAAATCCATCTTATCAATATTCTTCAATTTATTTACTATCAAAAAAAATATCGCTAATAAATATAAGAATAAAAAAGTTCTTCTCATTGACGCTTGTACCAAAATTGAAAGTGACATTGATAAAAAAAATGAATTAATATCTAATCTATTAAAAAAACCCTATGATAAAAAATATATTATGAAGGAAAATCACCAAGAAATAATTATAGATACATTAATTGAAAAAATAGAAAAATATAAAGCCTTAAATATAGATAAAAATCTTATCGTCTCTATTGTCAGTTATTTTCTTGTCAATCGTTTTGATTCAAAATATAACGATGGTTTACTGAGTAAAATGTTTGACCCTGAAAAAAATTTCGATTATAAAGAAGAATGGAAATGGATTTTAAATGATCAAGAACCAACTATGATAAGTTATGATTCAGGAATATTCAATATGAATTTTATTAATCAAATAGATGAATCAAATTGTCATCGTTCCGGTTGGGGATTCATCACTAAAAGTCTTCAGAAATTTAATAATGAAAAGGCTGAATTGTACATGGACTTTTCTATTGATAAAACTTTTCATTGGAACGAAGAAAAAAATAAATTGGTTGGTATTCTACCATACAAACAAAAATGGGTTGGATTCATTCATCATACATTCGATACTACCTTTGGTAACAATAACAACACTGAACTTTTAAAGAAACAATCATTTCTTGACAGTTTAATTTTTTGTAAAGGACTCTTTGTTTTTTCAAATCATTTAAAGTCTCAATTATCGAAAGAATTATTGCTAATAGGATATGATATACCAATTCATGTATTTATTCATCCGACTGAAATTGATGTTGCTTTATTTTCCTGGGAAAAATTTGTAAACAATCCATATAAAAAAATAATACACGTCGGTGGATGGTTACGTAATATATTCTCTTTTTATAATTTATCAATCCCTAAAGAATATACTTTTTATAATACATCCCATTATATCACATATGGTGTCACTAAGTGTAAAATACTAAAATGTGCATTGAAAGGACTATATATGGATAATTATTATCCTATAGAAAATGGTAATTCATCAAAAAACATCAACAACAGTTGTCCCAATAGTATCGATAAACATTGTTCTCATAATTTAGATACATCATCAACTAACATGTGGGAAATTCATTGTCACGAATATAAAAAACAAATATATGATGATGTGGAAATTATAGACCGAGTTTCAAATGATGATTACGATAAATTATTGAGTGAAAATATCATTTTTATCAATCTAGTTGACGCTGCCGCCGTTAATACAGTTATTGAATGTATTGTACGAAATACTCCCATTATCATTAATAGACATCCATCAGTCGTTGAGATTCTTGGCGAAAAATATCCTCTGTATTTTGGAGATATTACAGGAAAGTCTAGTGATAATTATATAATGAATATTCAAGTAAATAAATTATTGAGTGATACTAACAATATTAAATCTGCTTACAAATATCTCGTTTCTATGGATAAAAGTAAGTTTAAAATTGAACGATTTATTGTTGATCTAAAACATCAGATTTTGCAGATAAGATAGTGATATGAATCATTGAAAATTTGTTTAATCATATCTATCTCTTTGGTAATCACGAGCGTCAAAATAAGATTGTTCTTTGTAATGATAATAGTTATAATCCCATTGTTTGTCTTTTTTGAATAAAGATACTCCTAATACTTTATCACACTCAAAGTGTTGTAAAACTACTTCGTTCTCATGATCCAAGTCTCTATCTGAATTATTTGTTGGTGGTAACCAATAATCACACGAATTTCTAACACATCCGTCAAATTTATTCAGACCAATTGTACTCGTGTCTACATCTTTACGTACTATACTGTATTTCGTATGAAATGTAGAATAGAGGCTGGTTGGATGTAAATATATTTTAAACTCTGGACCAAATGAACACTTGGTCCTATCAACATGAAAATCCCAGTGATTTAAATATTGCCATTGAGGACGTCCCTTGTCATTCGTTCTTGTAACAACACAACGTCTTATGAATATTTTTATAACAGCACGTTTCAGTTCTAATTTAAAATCTGTTTTTGTAAATACTTTTTGAAAAGTATTGTCCATTTGATATATTTTGGATAAAATATCTCCTGGTAAATCAAATAAAGTATTTAATTTCGACATTATTAATTATGATTTTATCATAAAGTAGTTAAGTTTTAGTTGAAAAAATTGGAAAAAACATTTCAATTTTTTCAATATTCTAGATATCTTGATATTTTTCACTGTTATTGATATTACAAACCTAATACTTCTTCTCCAATTTCAAATGCAACTTCTTCTTTCACTTTTTCTTTTACTATTTGTTCATTACGAAATTTTCTTAATATATAATAAATATTTCCTTCATCACTTGATTTTACTGGTGAATATTGATCAGAGTTTATTTCTAACAATGTATCAAATTTTGACCTAAAAAATCCTTTGGCGTCATTTTCTAAAACCTTATATTTACTTTTATTTATGCTTATATGTTCATTGAAAATAAACGAATCCTTCTTTAATTTATAGAAAATTGTATTTGTTATTGTAGCAAATATACCAGTATTTAAATCAAAAATACCAAAAATACGTACTATAGCATACCATTCTGTACCTATCTTTACAAAATAATCAATATATTTATTACCTATTTTTAAATTACATTTTGTACTCTCTTTTGAATCCAAATTTATATTGAACACTGGCACTAGTGTACTCGATACATTTCGAATAATCTGTTCTGGTATTATATAAATGAGTTTTGTTGCAATTCCTTTTAATTTGATTGTTGTGCTAAAACTCTTATTTAATGCACCTACAGAAGTTATTTCATAATCATTTATAATTCCTCCTCCTTTAGTATTTCTTCTCAAACTCTTATTTCTTCTCAAACTCTTTTTTATTTTTAAACTCTTTCTTTTCTTACAATTTTTTATTACTGATGCCATATACATATAATAAGATGTTATTATCGGTGGTTTAAAAAAAATAGAAATAATTTTTAGATATAACAAGTAGTCAGATAGGATAAATTATCACAAATTAATAATTAATAAAATTGATTTACTTTTTTTGATTTTATAACCTAATATTAATAATGAACACTATTATGAGTTTATACTGTCTCCCTCAAGTTATATTAAGTGAAATATATTCTTATGATGATACTTATAAGAATATATATGTCATAGATATTTTAAGCGAACTTAGATGTGAATCATTGAATCGGTGGAGAAAACAATTTACTGATAGTTTAAAACATGAATTATCAATAAGAATGGATTTAGTATTGGATTATTTATTTGATATTTGGAGTCCTTATTTACAAAAAAATGAAAATATCCAAGAAAATATTGAATTTACATTATGGTCTGGTAATCAATATTATCGTTATTGTAGTGGAATAGAACCAATTGATATTGGAATTTGTACACAAGATGCGATAATTAATATACGTATATATTTACCAGGAGGACATTTATTTGAAGGGGTTGTATATAGTAAACAAAAATATTTTGACAAATTCGTCCATGGATATGACGCAATGAATACTAGTTACATGATGGAAACTGTCCATAACAATGAATCGTTTTATCTTGTCCAAATAATATTAAACTAAAATTCTTTTGTAATTAAATAAATATTTCTTTTTTTATTGGAAAACATCTGTGTCTATCTCCAACGATTCACTTAAAAATCATGTGGTGATTTTTAACGTTCATTGTCTGGAGGATAGACATTAAAAATTGATTCAGAATGTGAAATACATTTTATTTTTTTATAGTTATTTTTGTTACATTGGTTAAAGTTAAACTCTATTTCTCCCTTCGGGTTCCCCGGGGCACCCATTGGGAGAGTAAAGCTTAATCCACGTATTTTATTGTACATTTACCCCAATTGTGATTCATTACTTGAATACCCAAATTAACGACACATATAGCTTTGTGTTCTTCTCTTGAATAAGTATTTTCAATAACAAGACAAGGTCGGGTTGTTGTCATGAAATTTATACAACTGTTAAATTTATCCAGTTGCATAAAGTCTCTGTTAAACCAAATAATGGCATTATTATCGTCGAACCATTCAATGTCGTCTAAAAGATATTCGTCCCCAAATGTTGGTTCACTTTCTCGTATATGAGGAGACGAATATAAGAAAAGTCGCAAAGACAATACACGTGCTTTTGAAATATTCATTAGACATAGGGCATATGTTGGTTCGATAATATAACATAATCTTTTAATGTTACCAAAGACTGTAGCCGAATCGATAATTTCTCTTCCTGTGAAATAATGTTGGTAGTACAAGGAATAAAAGTTATGTGAACGGTTTCGGGTTTTTGCTAGTATAGGGAACACATTGGTGTCACATATATTCCCCCATATTTCGAAAGGAATAGGTGTAGCTGTATCACCGAAGAACACATAGATATTAGCAAGGTAATGTATATCATTCAAGATTAAAGTGTTATGAACCAACAAAGGGATATATATTTTACCATCTTTGTAAATTATACCATCAACACCTAGAATTCGAGCATACATATTAATTTCAATCTCAATATCGTAAGTGCAGAATCTTTGCATCAATATTTCCCCATGAACGACTTTTATGTCATCTACCATATCAGTCAATCGACTATTTTCTGGGTTATTGATGACAATCCATAAATTTGATATGGCAATGTTATCGTACTCAAATACTCCTCGGGGAATTTGATTAAAGAAACGCCTCCCATTATTATAAAAACTTATCTGAAGAGGGATTTTCTCAAAATTGAATTTGTGATTTTTATAATACTGAGCCTTCCCAAAAGAATGGGTGTATTTCCGTGGACGACACCATTCGAAAAATGCGTCTCCAGTGACTTTCCTCAAGATGAGGTTAGTGTAGACAATCTCGATATCAATATTGTATGGCTGGTAAGATATGAATTCTTGTTCATGCTTTTTGTCGATTATTTCCTGAACAAATCTGTTCTGAGGACCGTCTTGATAGAATGAAAGTTCCATTTGATTATTATATTGATATTTTTCTATATAATAATCCAAATAAAATTTAAAACAGATTTTTTGGATCATATAATTAGTTTTTCTAAAAAATTGAATTGAATCTAATTTATATTGGAACTGCAGTCATAATTAATCAAAAATATAATGGAATTACAATATGTCTATCTTATCCAAGAACGAGAATTTGTACAATCAGGAAAACCTATATTCAAAATTGGGAAAACAAAACAACCTAACTTTGCGCGTTTGAACCAATATCCGAAAGGAAGTGTTGTGATTCATCATTCAGCTTGCTTTAATTGTGATGAATGTGAAAAAGAAATCATCACATTTTTCAAATTGAAATATCATCAAAGATCTGATATTGGTAGTGAATATTTTGAAGGAAATTATAAAGTCATGATATGTGATATATTACTTATATCTCTACGTCTATGGAATGAGGGTCATAATGATAAAACTCTGTCTGATTTGAAGATATATTCTTGTTTGAATTGTAATTATTCAACAAAATCAAACAGTAATTTTCATAAACATTTTAAATCAAGTAAGCATATCAATAACGTGCAGTTTCCCGATTCTAATATAACAACTTTTCATTGCATTCAATGCAATAAATATTATAAGGCTCAATCTGGATTATGGAGTCATAAGAAAGTGTGTAAAAATATTACTCAAACTGATGTTCCATAAATTCTAGAACATATTGTTCAGTCAAAAGGATAACTAGATAACCAATAAATAGTTGGAGTGATGAATATCATGAGTGAGCAAATAAACCATCGTATGGATAAAAAATCATGTGGAATCAGAAAATCACGATTATAATTAGATATTTTTGTTTATAACTGAAATTTACATTTATAATTAAAACTTTACGTTTATAATCAAAAAGTTTAATTTAGTAGGTCCTTTGTTTAGCAACTAATTCATTATAATGAATATCAGTATTTGGAATTTACATTTATAATCAAAACTTTACGTTTTTAATCAAAAAATTTAAATTCCACAATCTTTTATTTAACAATTTATTCATTATAATGAATATCAGTATTTGGAATTTACATTTATAATCAAAACTTTACGTTTTTAATCAATTCCACAATCTTTTATTTAACAATTTATTCATTATAATGAATATCAGTATTTGGAATTTACATTTATAATCAAAACTTTACGTTTTTAATCAAGAAGTTTAAATTCCACAATCTTTTATTTAACAATTTATTCATTATAATGAATATCAGTATTTGGAATTTACGTTTATAATCAAAACTTTACGTTTTTAATCAGAAAGTTTAAATTCCACAATCTTTTATTTAACAATTTATTCATTATAATGAATATCAGTATTTGGAATTTACGTTTATAATCAAAACTTTACGTTTTTAATCAGAAAGTTTAAATTTATAAACCTTTTTTTAGAAACTTATTCATTATAATGAATATCAGTATTTGGAATTTACGTTTATAATCAAAACTTTACGTTTTTAATCAGAAAGTTTAAATTCCACAATCTTTTATTTAACAATTTATTCATAATAATAGACATTGATATTTGGAATTTACGTTTATAATCAAAACTTTACGTTTTTAATCGTAATGTTTAATTCATATCATACAAATATAACCATAAATCACTATTCAAAACACATAAATGAATCAAATGTCTAAATCTATATAAAGGTATTTTGATAATTATAATAACATGTGTGATACAAAAACATTTAGTTGCTCTGCTTGTAATTATGAAACAACTGTAAAAGGTAGTTTTAACAAACATGTTTTATCTAAAAAACACGATAAAAATACGAAGTCGCCAGTTGTTCTCAATACAAAATTTCAATGTAAAAATTGCCAGAAACATTATAAGGGGCAATCTGGTTTATGGGGACATAGTAAAAAATGTGTTCCGAAAGTAATTATTCAAGTTTCAAGTCCAGAGATTAAATGCAATGAAAATAATACTAATCGAGAAATAATTGAAGCCATGAATATCATGAATGAGGAAATAAAACAATCAATGGATCAGCAGATAAAGCAATCAAATGAGCAAATAAACCGTCGTATGGATAAATTGTCTAGTGATTTAAAAGAGAATCAGCAAATTGTACAAACTATAAATAATAATAGTACAACAATAAATAATACATTCAATATGACTGTCTTTTTGAACGAAAAATGTGGCGAAGCTATAAATTTCGAAGAATTCATCAAAAGAATAATGTTCGAGTTTGCTAATTCAACCTTAATGATGGAGAGTTATGTGGAAGGAACGTGTAATATAATTCAGCGTAATTTAGAGCAGTTACCGGTTAATAAACGACCGATGCATTGTTTGATCGGCGAAGATCCACACCAACAATTATTGCATATAAGACAAGATAATAAATGGAATACGAGTTCTGAATTAAATTGGATGCAACAAATTCATGCGGATGATGACGATGATGTGGTTCATAAAAATCCAATCTATTATGGATTGAAAACGATCGATGATAAGAAATTAGAATATTTGGCATATAATTTATATGCTAATGAATCATATGTAAAACATTTTAGCAGATTACGAGCAGAAATAAATTGTCGTCCAGATTTGAAAGAGAAAGTCTATCATAATATATTGAAAATGATAAGTTTAGATACAGATAAATTGGATGAAATACATAAAGTGAGTAAAATTATGATGTGATGTAGTGATTTCCCTGTTTTTTTATTCTTCTTGGTAACAAATTATTATGAGATTTATTTTTCATAATAACTTATAAATAATAAACTAATTCATTTAATTATTGGAATTGATTTATATTAGTTTCACAAAATTCATATCTACCAAGAATAATAAAAATGTCTTGCTTTCTCTATTCTTTTTATTTTGCTTTGTATATTTGGAGTGGTTTATGAGACTTTAATCTTGAATTGATTGTTGTATATGATTTAATACAGAGGATAAAGGAATAATGCCTGATTTCATATCAAAAAATAATTTCTCATAATCTTCCAAATTTTTATCTTTGAAATAGAAACGATATGAAATGAATTGCACACCGTAATTAACAATAAAGTCATGATATTCAGGATTGGATTTACTATCAAGACTAGGTTTTATTAAGCGTAATAAACCAACATCCGTCTCTTTTCTATCAGTATCTACAATAGTTAAGGGAGTTGTATTTTGATTCAAGAGATCATTATAATTATAGGTATGTAAATTATTACCACCACTTTCCATATTAACATATTTCGCTAATTCGTAACAACCGTCTATTTCCGTGGCAAATGACGTGACACATTTTGCATATTTTTTGATATCATTATATTGAGGTGAAAGTTTTGTATCAACTATTAAAACAATTTTACCTATAAGATCCCGTAATTGAGTATTTCCGGTGACTTCACCTTGAAATAATCTATTTGATAGATAATTATTAACCGCCATACCAATTTGATTCAAGATTTCATCATTGACGGACTTTATACGTAATTGAATAAAAATGGGATCACCTAAATTGGGAGCGGGGGCTGAAAAAGCGTTAATAATAACGGTCTGTAAAGCTTCATTTAAAGTGATGACGTTTTTCGACGTTAAAGTGACAAAGGTAGGGTCAGTACCATAGGCAACACATGGTACATTATCAATAAAATAGACTTCAAAATCCAAAAATCGACAACCACGTGATAAGACATATTTAATGGCTTCGGTACTAACATAATTACCTGACAGGGCTGAATTGTAGGAAGATTTGATCAGAAATTCTCGTAATGGTAATTCAAGATTAGTTGTTATAGAGGAAATATTAGTACCAGTGACAACTTTCATGAGCCCAACTTCGGAATTTTCACTAAAATTGGTCAAACCTTCCAAATTAGCTATACCTTTTCGTTTTAGTAACAAGAGATGCATAATATAGGATGAAATGAAAATGATTAATAGGATAAGAATTTTTTTGTAAAGATACATGACTATTTTATTATATGATATATCAAGATAAATTTTTAGATGAAAAAAGTTCACGGATAATTTGTGAATCACCACCTCTTGGAATTGTATTTGGAAAAGGTCCAATCGTCGTCCATTTTTTATTTAATGAGAAATCATAAAGGTGTTGTTCCATTAAATAATCTACGGGAAGTGATTCAATGAACGGTTTGAATAACTCTTTTTTAATACCATAATATTCACTATTTTGCCATTCTGAATGTCTATGAATTTGTAGATAAAGATCATTATTGGGTTCAATCATTTCTAGTTTATTCTCAATGTCATCCAAGAAATAACGTCCTGTCACTTTTAATACATGCGTACAATGGATATATTTTTCATTATTCATTAATTGTTTCAAAGCATATTTAATACTTTCAGCTTCACCTTGCGTAGATGATGATATAGAAGATTGTTTGAAATGAAAAACCGTGAGTCTATCATTTTTAATATCATCAAAGGGATAATCTGAACTTTCAACTACAAAAATAGGAAGATTTGTTTTTGTCAACCAATGTGTGATTTGTTCGTGATATAATTTTTTACGATATTCTATATCAGACGAATTTGAATTAATATCAACACACGTGGTCAATAAAACAATCCATTTACTATGATTCAATGAATTTTTATTGTCAAATGATTCATAAGTGAAATTGGTAAATAGTGATATAATGATGATAAACATTAAAATAATTATACATTTGTCAAACTTTCTTGTTTTCATCTATATATATACGTCGAGTATATTATATGTAGATTCTTTATCTTGTGAATAATGTTTTCTTTCTTGGTATAAATTAAAAATAAGGAATTATGAAGATGAATAATTGAATACTATAATAATGCATCTAAGGTTAATACAATGATAAAACAACTAATCCACTTCCACCGCTTCCACTTAGGGCTGGATTATCGTTGTTGTAATTATTAGCCGACCCACCACCGCCTCCACCGGTATTTGCAGTTGCATCACACCCTCTTACAATGATAGAAGTATCGGCATTAGAATATCCTCCACAACCCCCCCCACCACTTCCACCTTCAGATATAGTAGTATCTGATGTTACGTAATTCCCATTATATACCCCTTGATATTGCATGCCCCCCCCACCCCCCCCGCATAAAGTTGTTGATAATAAATATCCCTGAAAATTTGATGAATCTACTGTTATTCCAGGTCCTCCATTTCCACCAGAAGCTGTTGCGTTTACACCATAATTACCTCCTACACCTCCTGCACCACCACCACCACCACCTCCGAATATTCCATATCTTCCAATTCCGTAACCACCAAAACCACCAAAACCACCACTAAACCCTTGAGACACTAAACCCGTAGCAGGTGGTGCGTTGCTTCCTTGACTCCCTCCTCCTCCAGAACCACCAGATTTAGCAGGAAACGACAAACTACCAGATCCAGAACCTCCTCCAGTAGAAGTAATATTGAAAAATGAACTATCTCCTCCATTAAGATAAGTATTCAAATTACTATTTACTCCTCCTCCATATGAACCATCACTTTTTCCTCCCACTCCTACAACCACATTGTAAGTTCCTTCTGTTAGATTGAGTGATCCTATTTTATATCCTCCTGCACCCCCACCTCCACCTACTCTGTCATAATAATAACCTCTCCCACTCCCTCCACCAGCAACTACCAAATAATAGACAGTTTTTGGTGTTTTTAGGGTGAATGTACCTGAAGATGTGAAAGTACAATTGTAATATGAACTTACATTACCTGAACCAGTTGTAACAGCATTGGTTGTTGTAAAAGGAATGCCCACAAATGCCGCCATCGTGATAACGTTGGATGTCGGTGAATTTGTCGATGTCTTTCCATTAATACTAGCCGTTACATAGAATGTATAGGTTGATCCAATTGATAGATTGGAAAACGATGCCGTAGTTCCTGAAAAACTACTAGGTGATATGTAATTATACCCCCCGCTATTCAGACTTGAATAGAAATTATAACTAGACGCGCCAGGAGAACCATTGAAATTGAGGGTAGCAGACCTATAACCAGGTGAGGGTTCTGACAAGATTAAATTATTAGGTGCAGCTGGAGTGATAGTTAATTGACTTGTCGGAGAAGAATATACAGATGAAACGCCCGAACTATTAGTGGATTTCATCTGGAAGGTATAAACTCCTCCTTGTGTCAATCCTGTGATTGATACTGTGGTTCCCGAAACACTGTATGATGGAGCCGTTACATAACTCGCACCACCTAAAGATGAAAATAGTGTATAACTTGTCGCACCAGTAGATGCAGTGAAAGTGAGACTCGCTTTTCCTGCGCCTGTTCCTGTCTCTGACACTGCTAAATTGGTAGGTGCTAATAGTCCCGATAAGGTGATAGAACTCAATATATTAGAAAATGCCGATTGTTTTCCTTGAGCGGAGGAAGAAGTCATCTTAAATGTGTACAAACTTCCTGGATTCAATCCAGTGATCGAAACGGGTGATGAATTAATTCCTGATGTTACCGGTCCCGATGTTCCGTCCGAAAGAATTGTGTAAACATTATAACTCGTTGCACCTGTGACTCTAGTGAATGCTATACTTACTGTCCCTGTACCTGTTCCTACTTCTGTAACAGATACCACAAATGGAGCAATTAGATATTTTAGTATATGAGAACTATGAAATGAACTGAAACTCGAAAATGCCATTATAGTTTGTGTATAATACACATATACATATATTTCAGAATTTGAATTCACTTAAATACGGTAATGATATTAATCATAATAATATAATATAATAATATTAATCATAATAATAATATAATAATATAATAACATTATGATTATATAGAAATAAAGATGGCGGGAGGATATTTAAATATAGTAGCTATTGGAAATGCAAATATTATTTTGACAGGAAATCCATCAAAGACATTTTTCAAGGTGGCTTATTCAAAATATACAAATTTCGGTCTACAAAAATTCCGTCTTGATTATGAAGGAAGTCGAGATCTGAGACTAACAGAAGAATCAAAATTTGTCTTTAAAGTGAAAAAATATGCTCAATTATTGATGGATACGTATGTTGTTATAAATCTTCCTGATATATGGAGTCCAATATATAATCCATCAGAAGAAACAAGTGGAAAATGGGTTGGTTATGATTTTCGTTGGATTGAAAATATTGGGATTCAAATGATTAAAAGTATAGAAATTAATTGTGGTTCAACTTTGATACAAAAATACAGTGGTGCTTATCTCTCCGCCATGGTAGAACGTGATTTCACGGCAGAAAAGAAAAAATTATTTAATGAAATGTCGGGTAATATTGATACTTTAAATGATCCCGCCAATGCTTTTGGTAGAGAAAATGCCTACCCGTCTGCATTTTACACAAGTAAAAATGGTGGTTCTGAACCGTCAATACGTGGTAAAACATTATATATCCCAATTAATACTTGGTTTACATTAGATAGTCGATGTGCTTTTCCTCTTATTTCTTTACAATATAGTGAATTAACAATAAGTGTTACTATGAGACCAATACAAGAATTATTTCAGGTAAGGGATATATATGATTTAGATAATCAATATCCCTATATTCAACCTGATTTCAACCAAGAACATTTTAGAATGTATCGATTTTTACAAACACCACCAGCAATAAGAATAGATACACAAGCAAATTCATATCAATATTTGCAACAAGTATGGAATGCTGATATTCATCTTTTATCAACTTATTGTTTTTTATCAGATGAAGAGACAAAAAAATTTGCATCGGAAGATCAGCTATATTTAGTAAAAGATATAATTCAATATAAATTTTATAATGTGACAGGAACCCAACGATTAAAATTAGATAATTCGAGTGGTATGGTATCAAATTGGTTATTTTATTTACAACGAAATGATATTAATATGAGAAATGAATGGAGCAACTATTCTAACTGGCCATATAAATCACTCCCATCAAATATATTATTGGCACCCTATATTCTTCCCAAAGATGATGGGAATGTTTATGGGGTTAATAACTATATTGATCATGGACCAAGAACAAATCCCGATTCTACGGAAAATACAACCTTATTTATTACCGGTGATTATTCTCATGACAATCAAAAGGAAATATTATTGACGATGGGAATACTTTTTGAAGGTGATTATAGAGAGAATACATTACAATCAGGAATTTTCAATTTAGTTGAAAAATATGTTAGAACACCGGGTTATGCAAAAGAAGGAATATATTGTTATAATTTTTGTTTATCTACAAATCCCTTGGATTATCAGCCATCAGGGGCGATGAATTTAAGTAAATTTAAAAACATTGAATTTGAAATAAGTACATATACACCACAAGTCGATCCCGCAAATGTTCCATTTACTATTGTTTGTAGTACAACAGGACAACCTATTGCGGTGACACGAAAACCGGGATGGCAATTATTTCAATACAATTATGACATGACGATATATGAAGAAAGATATAATATATTATCATTTATTGGTGGAAATGCAGGAATGATGTATGCGAGATAGAAAAGAACTCGATGTTTATTACTTGAAAAGAATAGATTAACCACCATAAAATCAAAATGAATGTCATAAAAAATCCTAATTAGGAATATGATATTAGATCTTAATTTGCATTTTTTTTCTCTTTCAAATGTATATAATATTTAAATGGCATTTTCGACGTTTAATTCTTTTGCATCGATAAAAAATAAAAAAAACATACGTGTTAGTGCTAGTGGTGGTACATTAACAACAAATGGTTCATATTTTATCAATACATTTACATCTTCTGGGACATTTACTTTAACCAAATCAGCTACAGTTAATTATCTTATAATAGCAGGTGGAGGTGGGGGGGGTACCTATAGTAACGGTAGAACATTCGGAGGTGGTGGTGCTGGTGGTTACGTTGTACAAACATCGGTTAATTTGAGCGCAGGGTCTTATACAGTCACTATCGGT